ATCTTTAACATCAAATCCTTCATCGCCAGCAGTTGCAATCATTTTTGATCTAAGCTCTCCAACTTCTAAAAATGCGCCCTTGATGTCGCCCACCTCTCCGGCAATTCGATTGATATTGTGCACGTGTGCTTGAAATTGTTTTATAGCCTGCTGTTGGTTTTCTAGACTAAAGCTTCTAGCTTTGTCGAATTGCCCCTGCGCTATCCCGCGCATTGGTTCATATTGGTTCCCCACAATCTTCTTTATAGCATCCAAAATCCCAACCATCTGTCTTGTATTACCGGCAGTTTCCTCAAGGGGTGTGTCTCTCATTATCTGCTTCATTGCCGCTTCGTAAACCTTTGGATCATCTGCCGCTCTTTCCATTTCTTCTGCTGCAGCAATCATTTGAGACCTCTTGGCTGGGTCCATCTCTGAGGTAGCACGGCTTCTCATTGTGTCTGCTGCGTTTAAAGTGTGTTGTTTGAGTAGGCCCGCGTATTCTCCAATCGCCATATCACGCATAGCCTCCGCGGCTCCACCACCGTCAGGAGATTGACCGGTAATTTTTTCCCAAGATTTTAAAAGCATCAGAGCTCCTCTGCCTTGTTCTGCGCCGGTCGGTCCTGTGGTAAATTTATCAAGGCCTAATGTAAATTTTTCTATGAGTGGGTCCATGGACTTTGGATCCAAGAAAGCGTTTATTCCGCCCATTCTATCTAATTCTCTTTTATCTTGACGAACTAATTGGGCGTGTAATTTTTGTTGTATTAATTCTCTAAGCTGATGAACGTTATCCATATGCAGAGTACTCAATATTTCTGTAATTTTATCTGTTTGCTCGTCGATACCAGATTTAAGAGTTTCGGTCTTCATGAAGGTCTCTTTATTTGCGTCAACAATTTGTTTTAATTTATCAGCCACGTCAGTTATGCTTCCGGCACCGCCCTCTTGCGCAGTCTTTTGTAGCATAGCTACTTCTTCACCTATTGCTAGCACCGCCTTCAATTTCTTTTCTGCTTGGAAGGTCGCCGCTTTATTTCTTTCAGACCCGCCCGCACTTCTTTTTTCTTCTGCGCCAGCTTTGATTCTGGATATTTGATCAAACACTTTATCAAACATTCCTGATTGAGCTTTTCTCATTTCGTCTCCGAGTTTAACACCCGAGTCTTCCATTATTTGGCTAAGTTTAACATCATATTCTAATTGCGCTGTTGTTTCTTCGCCCATGAATGGTGCCATTCTTTTTATTTCTAACTCCATTCTGGATCGTTCTAAATTTCTACCCATTCTGGAATCTAATCCAAGTCCCGTTCCATCTTTGCCCATTCTATCGTCGATCTGTTTTTTGAACTCAGCCCTACGCCCCATAGCCTTTAAGAATTGGAAATAAGCTTCCTTCGCGTCATTTAATACATCAATGGAGTCTTTATGAGCTTTTGTTAATTGTTCTGCTTTTATTCTTTCTTGATCGCGGACCTCCCTTAAAGCTTCTAGTGTATTTTTAGAGTTTTGCATTTGAGCGGATATTTCTACAATGGCATCAAAATATGTCTGCAAGCCTGTTGCGTCTACGTCACCTTGTTCAACGCCCCTGCGCTGTCCCTCAATTATTAACTTCATTTGGTCCGTTTGGTTTGGTATAGATTCCAAAGCGGACACAATATCACTTGCCGACGCGCCTTGTAGCTCCGGTGCACGGTCAGCCATAAACTGTAATTGTTCTGAGTCAAGAGATTTTGAAAAAGCCTTTGCGTCACTACGCGCATCCATTCTTCCCTTGATTGTCTCTGTATTGTAGACTTTATCGTTCATTCCCAAGATGCCTTCCGTAAAGAAGTCATGCCAGTCGTCAACCGCGTCAACAGCTTCAGCTAATGATGCAGCAAGAGATATCTGTTGTAATTTTTGACCTTCTTCGTAAAGGGCTTTTGCGATGAGTTCTTGCTGCTTGGTGGTGTCGTTAACGGCCATTAATTGCGCTCGGTATTGATCCGGAACATCTGCAAGAGTTTCAGCCATTTCCCTTTCCAACCTTACGATTGTTTCTGCGTGAGAATTTACATCTGCATATGCCGCCGCTAATTTTTGTGAAACTTGAGTAAACTTTTGTGTGCTATCGGAAAGTTTGGTAAATTTCTCTTTCGTTTTTTCCATTTCTTCTTTGAGCGCTGGACCGGCATCATTTAAAGAATTATATAGGGATCCCACCACGCCCGTTATTCCAACGAAGGCGCCCGCAGCCACTCCTATCGGACCCGGAATCATCATCATTGCTGTTCCAGCCATAGAAGCGGCTTCCGACATACCGCTTAAAGCGGTTTTTGTTTTTTTCATTTCTTCCGGAAGCATGCCGCCCGCTATATTCATAGCCATGCCTCCACCCATACCAGCAACCATGCCTTTTTTCTTAATGTTGTCGGTTCTTTCTGCGCGAGCTCTCGCGGCGGCTTCTTTATCAGAGGTGTCCCTTAACTCACTTTCCCACGCTGACCTCGATTTTGTCTCCCCCTCTATTGTTATTTGTTGTTCGGGGGCAATAACTTTCCCACTATCATCCATAGAATACCCCTCGGCTTCGAATCTAGCAACCTCGCTTGTGAATTCGTTTTTTAGCTCCTCCTTGGCTATTTTGCTTGCGGCGGCTTTGCCCTCCCTCGTGGTTCGTTCTCCACGCATAAAATGATCCTTACCTTTATCATCTGTTATTGTCCTTCCGCTAGCGATAATTTCATCTGTTTTTGCTTTAAGGATATCACCCTTAGGCTGATATCTTGAAGGGTCTTTGCCTACTTCCATTTTTAAAGCTTTATATTTTTGTTCTGCTCCCGCCGCTGATTGACCGGCCCCCTCAAGCTCTCTCTGCAAAAGACCTAATCTGCCTCCTAGCCTTTCTATCTCTTTTAAAACTGGATTAATAACTGGTTCTATCTCGCCCATCTGACCGGAATAAGCTAGCATTCCCAATCCCATCGGCCCCATTAAATCACCTAAACCAAATCCTTCTTCCGCAAAATTAGGAACAAATCCACTTGCAGCATACCTTTCTTTGCCAGAGCCGGTTTTACCTAGATTAACCCGGTCTGCTTTTTGCCCTCGATCTATGTGATCTTTCTTGATGATTTTATCAGCGCTATAGCCATGTTCACGAGCTTGACTTCTATTAACTACCACCTCTTGTCCTAGTCTATTAGATGTCAAAGCTATCGCGCTACCAGCCAAAGCTTTTTCTCGCTGCATTGATTCAATCATCGGGTTAAAGTTCGGAACAAAACCGCCATACTTTTGCCGTTTTATTGCGTGACGCCTCATGTCTGGGCGCACTTCTTCAACCTGAGATAAAAATTCGTCTTGATCAGTTGGGAGTTGTAAAGATCCGACAACAGAACCCCAACTTCTAGTAAATAAATCAGAAGGAGTATCAAGCCTACCAATTCTTTGTTTCATAATTTGCTCAGGGCCACCCTCCGCCTCTAACGCTATAAGTCTGTTTGATTTTTCGACCGTTTGTTTAGTAAGTTCGTTATTTAAATTGTCAGAAGCTTGAACAACTACAATTTTATCAGAATCAATAATGTCCTGCTCAGATTGAATAGGAGTACCCTTACCACCTTCTTTTATTCCAGCAAAAGTTGATTTACCTACGCCCGAAGGCCCCATTACCGTCGTTATAGGCTTACCAGAATTTAGGGCAAATCTAACTAACTCATCATAGGCCAGTCTTGACCCCTTGCCCTTTTGTTTAAAAGTGTCCCAATCAAGAACTCCTCTAGCGGCAAAGTTCGGAACAAAACCGGAAGCGTAATCTCCAGCTTGCGAATATTTTGCTATTTTTTGACCCCTCCGTAAGTCTGCGTCAGTCTCTGCTCCACCCAGAGGGATTTCTGTGTCCAAATCTTCAGAAACTCCAAGCACCTGAAGGCCCAGATTTATGCTATCTTTAAAATTTGCATCGCCCTCTTTAAATTGTGAATCCGCATTGGCCACACTTCTAGCAAGAATGTCTCTAGAATGTTTTCCTATGGTTGCTTTAAACCATTCGTCTATAGAATTTACTCCCCCCACTTCCTTTGAAACCATTTCTTTATTTTTAGCTTCACCAGATGTTACCAATTCTTCAGGGTTGAGCCCAGAAGATTGACCAAGAGCAGCGCTCCTTGTATGACCTTCAGGATAAACAATATCAGCAGAATAACTATCGCTCGTTAAACCACTCTTAGCCGTTGCTTGTCCTTTTAAAGTTGTTCTTCTCGCAGCTTTATCAACGCCTTCTATCAGGTGCTTGTTTTCGTCAAGCGTATCCATTATGTATTCATCTGCACCAGTTCTAAAACCCCCAGTCTCTTCGGCCATTATATCTTCTAAAATATCAGCTTTTGCTTTTAATCCAGCAGCCTTTTGGGCGTCAACTATTTTTCTTGCTTTGTTAAACTCTTCTTCGAATTGCTTAGCTCTTAAGTGGGGTGCAACATATCCTTTATCTCCTTCGGGTTTGAATGCATCCGGATGAATAGTGTCTAAATACGCTTGGGCGGCTTCTTCCGTGGTGTATTTCTCTTTACCTTCTCCTAGAACCGGGTCAGCAATTCTCTGCCAAGAAGCTCCACCCCTGCTGCCCACGATTTTTTCCTCCCCCATTTTTTCGTTAACACCACCAAAAGCTTTAATAAGTGTTTCACTTTGAATTTGATCGTCAGATTCGATAGGTCCGGCGCCAAATGGCCATTCTCTTCCCGCACTCTTTGGGCCTAATTGAGATATACCAATAACTTTATCCATTTTTATCTGACCAGCGGCGTAAGCTTTTTGATCTGGCGTATTGATAATACTTGGATTTAATCCCGCAAGCCTAGCCTGAATACCCATTGGTCTCATATTGTTTAAATAAAAACCGACCTCTTTTGGAGAAGGAACAGGTAATCCAGCACGCTTGTATCTTTCTGTTCGGGTTGCTCTCTCTAATCTGTCTTTAGATTGACCTCCTCCCCCCGGGGTCAAAGCAGAACTTAAAATTTCATTATTTGTATTTGTTAGAATCTTCTCCAAATCAGAAGCTGACCCACTTTTGGTTGCGTGTAGGGCTACTAAATCAGATACAGAAGAACTAAAGCTATAACGATACCCGCTGTCGGGATCGCCACCAAGAAAATCGTACTCCAAGAAGTTGGGAACATGACCGACTGCTCCATGTATACCCCCTATTCTTTTTACTTCTTGTTCGGTTCTTGGAGAATGATGCTGCCATCCTCCTGCTGCAAGTTTTGGGAGCTCTTGGTCGGGACCAAGCCAATTTTGCGCATCAAAATAGATTGCTTTTTCCATTGCAAGATCTATAAGTCTGGTAACTGCCTCTTGCCCCCCTCTGCCCGCGGCAGCCTGCATAGCAAACCACCTCCGAGTCTTTTCTTGATTCATTAGGCGTTTCGTGCCGTGTTTGGTTTCTCTTAAACCGCTCGACGCCTCACTTCTACGAGTAAGTTCCCCTGCTGTACCGGGGCTACCGTCTGCGGATCCAATCTCTGGAGCGGAACCAACCTCTTCATCACCGGGTGTTAATTCTAACATGGCTCCGCGATGCTCTGCCCATCTTTGCGCAATTTCCTCGCTTCTACTTAGCGAAGCAACTCCAGCGGGAGATACCGATTTGGAGCTTTGCTCAGCTAGCCACGCTTCAAAAGATCTCAGTGATTCTTCAGTAGTATTCCCTTGGCCGGCCTGTTTTTCTTTACCCGTGACAGGACCATAAGACATGTCTGGCCTGCCCGCTTTACCGTATTGATATTCTCCTTCACTATAACCCCTAAAGAGATCTAAGAAATTCGGAACATAACCCGTGCTTTTTTTGCCACCAAAAAGTGAAGAAATTTTTCCTTCCGCCCATTCTCCCCAAGTTTGCCCCGCGTCAGATGGAGGAGTTGATGGGTCGTCTTGTGTTGGTGAAGATAATTTTTCCTTGACCCATTGCTTGGCCGCTTTTACTCCAAAGAAATCTTGCTCTTCTGCATCGCGTTGGTCGTGCTGTAACTGAAAGATTTCGGATTCATTTTTTGTCCCTTTGTGCGGTGCGGTGGGGTCAACTAGGGTGTCTTCAGCTATTAATCTGTCAATTTCCTTCTTGCGAGTATTTTGGAAGAAATCGGTGCTCTCTATTATAGTTTCTAATATACCGTGGTTGTAATCCTGACCCGGGAACTTTCGCCCGGCGAATGGTGGCTCGCTTTTTGTTTGCCCGAAAGGTACGTCGGGGTCGTACATCATTCCTTTTATAATTGTGTATGGTACTCCAACGAACTGCGCTGCTTTTTGAAGCTTTTCAAGCCATGGGCTTGGTGTCCCTGCTTGAGAATGAAACGGAATTTGTTGAGGAACCAAATCAAGTAAGGTCTGTTGGGTTTGAGGATCGAGGAGAGGATCGAGAAAAAAGTTTGGAATATAACCCATGCTTTTCATTTGGGCTAAGTTTTCTGGTTTAGCTAAATTTAAAATTCTTTCTATATCATCTACGGTTTCAATATTGTCGAAGCCTTCATCTAAAGTGGGAGCTTCAAATCGATTATACATTCCCTCAATAGCCGCTTCTGGAATAGTTTTACTTCCCCCTTTTTCTTTTATTATTTCCGCTCTTCTTGCGGTTATAGCTTTTATAGCAGACTTGACATCCTCTTGTTTTCTGGGGTCAAGATTAGATATATCCCCAAATACTACCGCTTCTTTTTCGTAGTCTTTAATTGTATCTTGATCGAACATTTCTAAGGACATTTTTCTTTCCCTAGCGCTCATGTTAGTCATATCAACCGAAATGTCTTTTCCAGATTTACTCGCTTCAGAAACTCTTGCGTCAAATCTTTTTTGAATTTCTCCCCGAGCCTCTAAAACATTACTCCAAACTAATTCCGGTATCCAAGGTTGATCTTCAGCGAGCTTTGGATCAAAATCAGGATTTACCATAGCTGTTCCTAATTTCGGATGAATCGCCCCAACCTTAACTTCTTCTCCGGGTATTTCGAATGTATCGTCATAACTCATACCCATATCCGCGACAACTTCATTTACTACATCATCTCTACTTATAATAAAATCATCTGGGGCATTTTTCTGCAACCAAGTTGATTTGCCTACGCCCGGCGCACCCACGAGTGTTCTTAATTTTTTTGCAAAATTCGGCACATAACCAGAAGCCTTCGAGTCGCGTCCAAACATTTTTCTAGCTTTGTCTGGGATACTTCCTAAATCGTCAAGATCGGTGGAGAGAATGTCTCCCGCTCCTTCAGCCAATCTTTCTAACCATTTGGGGTCTTTAACTTTATCATCAATACTGAGGGGGTCGAAACCATCCTCACTAAACATAGAACGTAACCCCGCGTATCCCGCTGAGGCTGCCATTGCGCCCGTGGTCACAAGCTGCCCTGCTTCAGCCAATATAGCGGGGTCAATGAAATTCGGCACGTGACCAGCAAACCTTTTTGAGCCGCCGGGATTTGCTCCTCTATTTGCGTGCTTACTTTCAAAAGATTGAACTCCGGTAATTTCTGGTATACCAAGTTTATTTATTTCTTCAATATTTTCTGCAGCATCGTCCCCGAGATTGAAGCGCGGGGTTACCCCGCCTTTATCTTGAGCTTTTCTGTGCATTCTTGCTAGAACTAAAGCTTTCTTTTGCGCCGAATTTAAATGTTTCCATCTTCTACTACCCTTACCTTTTGGCCATCCTTTCTCATCTAAACTTTCGTATTGATCATCAAGCCTACCACCCGGCGCAAAATCACTAGGTCTAACTACGCCCACTTCGAGACCCGTGCTGGGATCGATCTGGGCAAAATCATATCCTTGTTCTATTTTTATGTCATTGAACAAATCTCCAGTAGTTATTACGCCTTTGAGGTTTACGTTTTTATTTAATAGATTTTCTTCAATTGTCGGCTTTGACTTTCTACCTCTCGCTGTAAGAATTTCTACCCTACGTTGCGAATCTACCATCTCTTGCCCAACACCCACTTGTGTTGTTGGAGCATCAGTGTCTTCGGGTGAGCCAGTTAAAATACCCTGCTTGGCAGACCAAGCTTGAGCAAGCTGAAAACCCTTTACATTCGCTGGGTAAGTTACTGTATGCTCGTCATAATCATCAAATTGAACCAACTCGTCATCTGATAGTTCGCTAGGTCTTATAAAATTGGGAACATACCCCGTTGCATAGTGTGGTTTCGTACCGAACCCAAAAGTTCCAGCTTCATCCAAAGCTCCTCTTTGTTGTTCCAATCTATCCCACTCAGGCTGAGGAGGCCCGTCTGGATAAACTGCATTAACCATGCCCGCCGCAATCCCCCGAAGTATTTCTCCGTTTTGATCTGGATCTTCTTCAAACCAACCGTACAAGGATTTAGCCATAGCATCGCCGCTAGCACCCCCGCCCTTCATAATTTTCTCCACTTCAGGAGGTAAAACATCTGCGGCTGCGGGTGAGTTCGATAACCTTTGAATTAAGTGTATTGATTTTTTAACATCTCCTTCATTAGATGCGGGCAACAAGCCTTCAAAATCTCCAGCCGGATCAGATTTAGCATGACTAAGTCTATCTTCTCCGCTTCCCGCCCCCCAGATAGCATCTGTTCCAAAAATCTTTTCGGCGGCCTTAAGTCTGTTCGCTTCTATAGTCTCAGCAATAACTCTCTCTTCATCTCCACGCTCTTTATCTACGCCTTTTATAGCTCCAGCTAGTTCATGTCCAAGCGCAACGCCAGCATGTGCGCCTTTTACTCCAGTAAAAGATAATGTTTCCGCTTCGCCTTTTACTTTATTACCCTTTTCGTTGAAAGCCCTTGGGTTTGCGAATTCGATTTGTAAATTATTTATTGCATCTTCGTAATTATTAAAAGCTTGACCTTCGTAAGTAAAATTTGTTGCCGCTTTAAATCTTTCTAGTTCTATAAGATGTTTGCTTTGTTCTTGTAATACTAATAATTTTTTATGTGCTTGTGGGTCTGTGATAGCTGGAGCTTTTATTTCTATTCCTGAGTCTGGTAGATCTTCTGGAAAAAGAGCTTTGAATTCTGGCTTAATACCCTGTCCCATTATATCTACTCCCTCTGCACCCTTTTGCCCCCTTGTCTGTGGGTAAGTCATAGCCTGCAAGAAACCTTCCCAAGCATGACCCCTTACTTGTCCATGAGCATTTTCGGGCAAAGATTGAGGATCATAAGAATCCCTCATTGTTTCCCAATCCGGATGTTTTCCAAGGGCGTCTCCCGCGACATTATGCAGTAGGCCTCTCCAATTATTATCTAAAGAATGATCAAATCTTTTTCTAAAGCTGTCTGGCATTCCTCTGTTTTCGTCCCCAGAACTACCGATTGGTCCACCTTCTTCGGGTGTGATTCTTTCTTTAAGGTCTCTATTAAAAGTACCCGGCTCAACACCCGCACCCTTTTCCATTTCGCTTTGAATCAATCCGAAGCGAGCCGCATGAGGTCTATCAAGTAAAGCCCCGCCCACTCTTTCTTTTTGTGTTCCCAACTCCATTACAGGTAGCCGTGCTTTCCCAAGCCCCATATTAGCGCCGGGAATCTCATCGTCCAATAGCCTTTGAGGCCCGCTTATACTGGCGAAGTTAGGAACAAAGCCGTCGCTTTTTTTGAATTCTCTTTGTCTGGCTTCTGTAATTTTGTCTGCCAACTCATCCCTTTTTTGTCTTCCCACTGCGCCGTACCTAGGAATGACAGTCCACTCCCCACCCTTGGGCGTCACGCCAAATTTTTTCTGCATTTGTTGTGGGCTATAAACATCTTCAGCATCATTAGCTAGAATGCCTGTATGCCCTTCTATTTTCGCTTGAGGATGCCATTGAGACTGAACGCTTTTTGGTGCGCCTAAAGCTTTAGCCATGGTTTCTTCTGAATTGCCAGCAGAGAAATTAGGAACATAGCCAGTTGCCGCGGTTTTTCCTGCGGGCATCATCTGCCCCTCAAAAACTTTCCCTGCTGCTGTATCACCTTTACCTACGGTGACCCCGGAAGCCGCAAGATTCTTTGCGATCGTCTCAGAGGTTTTTGCCATTCTAATCATGTGGTCAGATTCTTTTTGAATCATACCTAAAATTTTTGCATGCAGATCTTTCTCAGTAATTAAACCTTGGTTTAGTTTATTCAATTCTTCTGGGTTCTTCTGCAGGTAATTAAAAATCTGCCCTTGAATGTTGGCAGCTTCTCTAGAGCCTTGATTGAACCCTGTGATTCCTCCTAGAGCGTCCGCACTAAATCTAGTAAGTTTGTCGAACAGCTTCATTATACCCAACGTCAAAACCGCAATACCGGGCCCCTTGAGAAGATTACCTATACCCTCTAACACTCCCGTAGCTAGCTTTTGACCGATCCCTTTGCCATCCATATCATCGCCGACGCCTTCAAGAGCTTCGTTTAAACCTCCCAAAGTTCTCTTTAGTGCTGGCCCCAAAGTTAAATTGCCAACAGCCGAACCAGCTTTCACAAGATTATTGAGCGTTTGAATCAATTGCGCGCTGATTGTTTTGTTTAATTGTTGATTTCTTTTCTCTGCTTCGTCCGTGGCTGAAGAAGCGATATTTAATGCGTTCGCATATAAGCTATGCTCTTTACTTAAATCTCCCAAGGCGGCTTTCAAAACGTTAACTTGGAAAACGCCACCAACCATCTCAGCGACCATGGCTCTTTGTCTTTTTTCTAAACCGTCATACTCCTTAGCTAGATTTCCTAATACCCCCATCAAGCTAAGGCTTGCTCCATTCGCGTCTTCCGTCGTAACACCTATAGCTTCTAAGGCGTCAATAACCCTAGGTCTTTGCATTCTTGTAAAGATAGTTTTGAATGCGTTACCAATAACCGCACCACCTCTAGCGGTTGTTTGTTGTGTTGCAGCGACAATACTTAACAACTCGTTCAAAGATACTCCTGCGTCAGAAGCAGAACTACCTACACGCTTTATGGCTTCAGCTAGGTCGGCAGAACTAACAGCAAAAGCCGCATCAACCGCGGCCATCTTATTTACGATTTCATTAGACTTTAAAGCTTCTTTCGTGAAGCCGTTCATCGCAGCAGTTAATGCCATTACAGAAGATGCTGCGTCTAGTCCAGATATACGTGTTAAAATTAAAGCGTCATTTGTTCTCTTTAAAGTTTCTTCTATCCCCAAGCCTTGTCTTGCTAATTCGTTTGCAGCTTCAGCTACAACAGAAAAAGCTTGACCAGTTCTATTCGCTATTTCGAATAATTGATTTCCGAATCTTTCTAAAGAAGCACCACTTACCCCCAAGATTGTATTAATTTCCGTAAGAGATTTTTCAACGTCATGCGCTGCTTGAACCATTCCCCGAAGAGCCATTGAAACTGCGCCGATTGCTGCAACCGATGCACCGAACGCAATAACACGAGCATTAGAAGCTTCTAGGGATTTTTCGAATTCACCGAGTTGACCTTTAATTCTGCCGAGGGGTTGAGAGAACCGTTTGGCATCCAGAGGACCGAGATTATATCTAGCGTTTAACGCTTTTTTAATCTCTCTGCTTAAGAGCGTGGTATCGCCCGATACGGTTAATCTAATATCAGATGGCATGGGACCCGGTTGCAGCGATTTTAATCGCTTTTATTACCACTTATTACACATTTTTTACTTATTTTATAAATTAATTTTATACTCTTTTCCCACTGTTATCTTCTTCTTCTGGCGGGTTTGGATCTCTTTATAGAGCTCTGTTGTTTTGACTGCATTCTTTGTTGTTCTCTCCTTGAATTTATTAAATTAAATTCATTATCAAACCAATTCATTATCTTCTCTAGTCCCCCTTGTTCATCTTGGTAATAATGCTCAGGAACCCCGTTTTCACTTTCTTGCAATACAGATTTACAAAATTTACCCCTAGTATATAAATTCATTTGATATACAGTCATTTCTAACACGGGCTTTCCGAAGAACTTTACGGGGTCATTATCAGACATCATAAAAGCATTAAGAAAAAATGTATTAACTGCTATTCTTTTTATATTTTTCTCCGAATAAGATGATATTGCTTGATTATATTCTTTAACAATTCCCCCAATATCTCTGTAACTTAATTCAGAATATTCTTCTTTCGTATAGTAGGGTTCGGTGAGTTCTTCGTTCTTGTAAAAAGCCCTATAAACATAGTCTTCATTTATTTTTTTACTACAGAAGCTTTCTAGGGTTGGATTTACTATTTCATCTCTTTTTTTTGAAATATCTCTTAAAGCTTTTTCTTCTTTATCAACTTCTTCTTGAAATTTTTCCCTTTGTTCTGGGATGACTATTTTAGCCATGTGATCGATTGTGTCAGATAGGTTTTGTTTTGCCTGAAGATATTCTGTTTCTTCTTCTTCGGTCCAGAAATCTTCTTCTTTAAGAAATTTAATTTTTTCCAATTCTGACATTAAGCCCATTTCTTGAGCTTCTATTTTATAGGAATTATATATACTTTCTAATAGCCCCAAATCAGCTTCAGCAAAATGTTTTATGTATTTATTCCCATTAGGAACATGGGTGTATCCCTGCAGTATATCTCTATAAGCATTACGGCATTCTTTTGAATTTGTTAATATTATACTTGACACTTAACATACTCATTCTTCGGCTTCGTTACTTAGGTTAACCTCTTTTTCAGACTTTACAGAAGCCTCTTCCTCCGCGACAGCCTCTTCTTTATCTGTTTTTTCTACCGCTTTTTCTTCTGTTTTCTTGGTTACCTTAGGTTTTCTGCCTCTTTTCTTTTTTGCCGCTGTCTTTTTCTTGGGCTCTTCTTTCTTTTTCTCTTCCGCCTTTGCTGCAGCTTCTTCTTCAGCTTTCTTAGACTCAATGATCGTGTCTATTTCGTATTCATTATTAGATTTATAGATCTCCTGAATAGATTCAAAATCTTCTTGATTTGCTGCTCTGCCCATGTACCAGAAACTAACATAATAAGCTAATCTCTTAATGGCTTCGTTTCCAAATACATCGTCTGAATCTTCAATCTGGTCATAAGAATCAAGCCTCGCTTCAAAACTTGTTCCATTAAAAAACGGCGCGAAATCATTATGATCATGCTCTTTCCAATGGGATAAATTTAAAACCCACCACATAATGACTTGATTCTTCGCTCTATTTTCGGCGGTTTGATCAAAAATGTTAGATTGACTGTTCTCAATATCTTGCAATTCCCTCCTCATTCCCGCGATTTCTGTTAAAAGACTTTGGGAAAGTTGTGTTTTTAGGTCGGAATCTTTTTCGTCAAGATTTAACTGGAGTCTTTGGTATTCGTTTTCCTTGTTATAAATGGCTAAATACAATTCAGAATACCGCTTTTTCTCTGATTCGCTGAATGCCCCGCCGTCGTCTTCGTAACGCTTTGCAAGCAAATTCCTTGTCAATAAACCAGCCTTAATGCCTTCTGACATTTTTACCCCATAAAATAGCTCTGCTTGGTCATAGAGCTTTCTGTTGGGGCGCTTCAGTGCAAAAGCAATTTCTCGAGGTTTTTGAACCTTTTTAATGGTTTTAATGTCCTCGCCGTTTTCGTCTTTGGATTCAATTGTTTCTTCGACCTCATCGAAGTTATTAATTGAAAATTCAAATAGCCATTTATTTCTCTTCTTCATAAATATTATTCCTTGTTTTACTGTGTATAATTAGATTTTTATCCGGGTTGCCGAAATCAATATCATTATTATCATTTAATGAAATATTAAAATTTTCCAACAAATCTGAAAGATCTCTCATAGCCTCGTTACCCGAATCAAGAACTCGCTTACGAACAAGGGAATAATGATCATTATTTAGATAATTTAATATAGCTAAGTCTTCTGGAGATAATTTGTCTCTTAGCTTCTCTACGGCAATTGTATGTGTATATTGAATATCTTCTAACGCTCCCAGATAATTTTTAAAAAGTCTGGTGATTGATTTTCTGATTTCTGAATTCAGAAGTTTGTGATGTTTTTGACCATTTTCCTTGTCCATAAGCCTTTTTCCTTAAATATAAATACACATTTTTAAATAATAAATCACAAAAAACCCCGCGCCGGAACGCGGGGTTTATGTTTACTTTAGTTAAATAAATAACTAAAAGCTTTGTGACCCGATTACTTAATGTTACAGGAGTCAGCGGTTGATCCGACTACGTAGTTGTACGTAGCGAACAATTCACCAACAGCCATATTGCTAGTTCTCGAATCGATCTCGCCGTTACCAATTTCAAATTGATAAGCACCGATGTTACTCGAAGTGAGTTTGTTTGCGTCGCTCACTTCTTGCAGACCCTCAAGAGTCATAGAAGCAGTTCCCGGAGGAGAACTCAGAGCTTCACCATCAGTTGCGGGATTGCCACCCAAGCAGAGAACCAACTCTACAGGGATGTCCCAAGCCCAAGCCAAGGACTGAACACAGCCATGACCAGTTGGGGTCGTGGCGAAGATGTCGTTCGGCTCAACAACGGATAGGGTCGAGGCCGCGCCGCCACCATCAGCAGTTTCAGAACTACCGGCTTGCGCACCGAAACCAAAGTCACCACTTACTGCTTGCGCACCAATGAATGACAAGGAAAAGGTCGGCATAGCGCCAACAGAAGCGTCGGCGGAGAAGGACGTCATAAGAGAGTGGGCGATTGCGCCAACCTCTTGAACTACAACTCCAACATAATCTGGCGAATTCGCCAACGTATCATGAAGCATAGCGTTCATGTCCTTTTCAGACAATGCGGCTGTATTTGCGTGATCGGTTGGAGTCTGAGTTCCGTCCTCAAGCTGATCGGCGGAAGCGTCAGTTCCTGAGCCTGTACGCGGGATAAATGAAAACTCGATGTTGGCGGATTCAGCCTCTAATTTAGGCCGAGCAACAACACCTTTAACGCCAAAAGCGTTTACGTCAGCACGAGGAATAGTCAACGTATAAGTTGCATTCTGTACTGTGTCGGGCTTCGCATATAGATTTTGACCAGCAGCACTACCACCTGTGAGGGTGGCGGCTTCTGATTTAATTTCTACATTCGATTGCGTATAGATTTTTCTACTAATTGCCATAAGATATATCTCCTATATTTAGACTAAACATAGACAAGCAATCAAAAAATGGTTTTGAACTCGCATATCTTTGTATATCTACGTGGTATTACAGCCAGTTTCGGTGAATGTGAAATAGATATTTAACTTTTTTGACCTAAGGAATGCACCTCAAAGTCGACAAAAGCGGAAAAAACGTCTAAATCTAGTTCGTTTACTGACTGAGAAGAGTCGGGTGCGATCTTAGAAACCCTTACGTTCCATATGCTAGGACCACAATTGCCGTCTGAGCATTGAGAAAGTGTGTCATAATTGTATGCTGTGCCCGTATATGCTCCCATTGCATTAAAAGGTGTGTCAGTAATAATTGGAAGCCTTTTTCTGGCTGTATCTTTAAGAATATTACAAACCGCGTCCAAACTAAAAGCGGAATCTGAAAGTATAACCGCTCGAATATCAGTTCGAACATTTTCTACGCCGCCCAGCCCCATAGGTAAACTGTCTCCACCCATGTTTTTTATATATATAACTGGGTATGTAGAAGCGTCGTATTGTAAACCCGTGACCGGTTGATAAACCTTTGGTCTAAGGTGATGCTTGGTGTGAAAAAGTAAATTTTCTTCTGATTGACTTGTTAAAAGAACACTGTAATCTTTTACAGCAAAATTCCCGCTAATAGTTGATCCAGATTTATCTTGATTAAAATAAACGTGCCCTTTTTGATGATTTATGCCGACTAAGCCCGCGTCATTACTTGCAACAGATTTAAAAACCCCATCGACGTAAACCCCGTCAATTATATTTGCGTAGTGTGTGCTTGCGGGGCTAGTGTTTGGTATGGTAGCTGTTTCCATACTGCTATCCACAACAAACTGCTGGAAAGGAGATGTATAAGTATAATAACCGTTATATAGATTATCTGCTGGGTAAAAATTTGCCCCCCAGTTTTCGTACGCCACGCCTTTGTCAAGAATTTCGTGATCCACGAATTGCAAAAAGCTGCTCATTATTTTATTTTCCCATTGAACTCTCATCCTCTCATTAACTCCTTTCGAAATTTGCTTAAAAGCTCAGACATATATGGTGTTGGGGTTGATGAAGACATTCTTATTTTGCCCTTAATTTGTATGCCCGAACCAGACCTAGAAGCTCTAGATTTTTTCTCCATATAAGAACTAAAATTACTTATTCCTCTTTCTATCATTTCTATCCAGCTATTTCCACCCTCATACGGCATTTTGCCTACCGCAGAAAAATCTTTAACATTTGGAACTCTTACTGAAAATCTTTGAGATATTCCTTTGGGGGAGACTTGGGCTTTACCCGCATTAACTCTTATTGAAGCGTTTAACAAATTTCTAACTTCTGAAATAGGGTCAGACCCTTGGGGGAAACCAATAAAAGAAAATAAATTTCCATATCCTCCAAGAGAACCGCTAAGATTTTTAGAGCTTGGACCACTATTTATTTCTTGCGTAACTGCATGGTTTTCGAAATCTTGCATTAATTTTCTTTTTGCTATTTCAACTCTTTTTCTTCCTGCAGCCTCAAGAGATTGATTTAGTTTTCTCGACCTAGAAACTTTTTGTTGTATTTGCTTCCAATTAATTTTAGCCATTAACTTATCTCCTTTAGTTTAAAAATATAATAACCAGTAAATAAATGATTTATTTCAGAGTCTTCACTTATTAGACTATAAGAATGGTCTTGGACATCTATTCGTTCTACTTGTTTTCCCGTTGTTAAATAATCTTTTGTTGTTTTGTCGACCTTTATTCTTATTTCTCCTTCAGGTACAAAAGCTCTAATGTCTGAGCCTACTTCTAAATCTTGGTTTGCTTTTTTAGGATACCAAACCAAAGCATGGAATACGGAAGACTCTGGTTCATACGCATAGTTTTTTGATGACAGCCCACCCATACCACCAGTAATATCCGAATGGCTACTTTCTTCTCCGTAGCCATATAAAAAAGATATGTCAATGTTTTCTATAACCTTTTTTGGAGACTTATGAACGGTTATTTGTCTTTTGAAAGTGTCAAAGAAATCATCATACGCAGAGCGTAGTGCCGCCTTCTCTGATTCTGGTATTAAGCTCGCCATTTTTAACTGGTTGTATTATCTGAAGATCTATCTGGATTTTCATGCGAATCGTCCAAACCTCCACCTATAATAGTATCATCACCCGAAACTTGAAGAGGTGTTGCATTACCACTTTTATAAGCTATAACCAATTTTTCCAACTGAACATTTTCTTCTTTTTTTACTTGAGCCAAGGTTTTGCCAATTTCACTTCTATTTATTTTTCTAACTCTAGCGTTCATATCTGTAACTTCTATTACAGAATTCCAACTGGCTGCGCCAATAGAGTCGCGCACTAACGTATCATAATAATGAATTAAATGCATTTTCTTTAAAATAGAAACTTCGTTACGGCCAATCTCCGTAGTTACACTATCGACAGTTTCTTCTATCTCGTGGCTTGCATTAAGAACAAAAGAGGTATTAATTAGGTTGTTTAAAGTTCCCACATTTGTTCTTATCCAAAACGCGATTGCGGGAACACTCAGGTTCGTAGGTGAACCTAGCTCTGTAAATATTTCGTGGGATATGTCGGTAATCTTCATACGCATTTAATTACACAATATATCCGTTATCTTGCATTTCTTTATAAGTTTGTTCGCACATTTTTTCTAGCTTCTCAACGGGTTGCCATTCCTTAAAATGGTCTATAATAGGGGTTACGTCCATATCTGTTTCTAAAAAACCTATAAAATAGTTTCTTATTTTATTATCCATAGTTAAAACATACTTCACTCCGTCGGGTCTCCCAAATCTATGGCACCACCTTAAAAATGGTAAACACATAGCCTTGTGCCCCGCTTTTCTGTATTTTTCATGGATACATCCTTCTTCCGCGCCGAAACCTCTGTATAGCTTATTGAACCCCAGCCAAGCGTCTTTCCTTGATGAAAATACACCCATACCCTGCATTGGTATTTCGAATGGGTCTGAGTCAGCGGTAATCCCCTTTTTGTCTGTAGCCCATATCCCCCACATTTGATCTCTCCATATAGGGTCAAAGTGGGTTGATAAATTTTTTAGATCGTCATAAACAAGGGGGCCTTGGTATAAATTATTCGTTTCAGGATTCTGTTCGTACATATCCAACAACCTTTTTAAAGCTCCCGTCTCAAACATCACGTGCCCATCCATACAAACGACATATGGCGCGCTTGCATTTTCGAAAACTTGATTCTTTGAATTTGCTGGCCCAATCGATTCTTTATAAGGTATATACTTGAGATTCGGAACCCAATTTTTAAAATCTTGAACCGCTTTTCCATGCGGTCCGTCTGGATTATTATCAATAACCAGAAGCTCTGCTACATCCATTATCTCCGGGTGGTACATTCTCAAAGACATTATTGAAAAATATACCCCATGGAAATCATCATAAGTAGGCATTCCAATGGTTATCTTGGGTTTGGGCATATATTATGATTGTTTTTGGCTGTTTATTTTTCCAAGGTTTTTTCTGTATTCGAAAGTGGCTTCTTGGTCTTCTAGCCACATTAGTAAATTATCCTGATCTATAGTATAGCCGTTTTTAATATATTTTAATAATCTTCTATTGTTGACCCTTGGTCGTCTGTCTCGGATAGAGTTCCTTACTAAGGTTTTGCTTTTTATATGATTTTCGAAATCAGAATGACAAACAAATTCCCCTTTATTATCTAAAGCAGCCATTCCTATCGTGAAATCAAATAATTTAATCATTTCTTCTGGGGTTTTTGCATTAGCTAAAGATTCGTCAGAGTCAGACCAGCAAAGCATGTCGTAGTAATTATCTTTGTATATGTATTTTTCTCCTCGCGGTAAATCTTTAACTTTTTGCGCTCCAGATTCTAGTAGTCTTTTTTGGGCCATTTCCCTGTCTTCGTGACTAATAAAGAAGAAGTCGTAATCTTTTAGATTTTTGCCAATAAAAAAATCATTTATTGCGCCCCCAGCAATCCAAAAATATATATCCAAACCTTCGAAAATTTCAAAGTGCGGCTGCATATGTTTTTTTAAATCATCCGAGTTCATAAGTATTTTAAATACCTTTTGTATTCTGAGTGGTTTTCTACCATACTGTTAGTCTCTTCAGAGATTTCACCTAGATCTAAATAAGTTTTGTACCCCTTGCTTTTAGAGGTATTTTGTTTTTTCGTGGGAACATATATGTGTTGGAAGTTTTCTAGTAAGAACGAGCCAAAATTTTTGTTATTAAATTTTGCAACGTACTGTATGTCATCTACATAATCAGGTAAAGCCCATAAACGCTGCGCTCCTTTGCTATCTAGCATACCGCGAATAAAATTATTTAAACTAATATTGTGCGGATTATTCTGTCCAGATATTCTTATTAACTGTTCTTTCAAAGGTTCTCTCAAAGCTTGAGCGCTTTTATCTTCCTCGCTCCATCTGTCCCACTGACCTTGCGCCCAAAAATATAAAGAGCACATTATATCTTTAGGGTTTCTTGTGAACATAAACGTAAACCAGCCATTATCATTAAATTTCTTAACAGATTCCTTAGTCCAATTTATGTGATGATTATGTGTCAACGCTTCTTCTACGTCTTCTTCAGCTATTTTCAATAACTCTTCTTGCGTCCAATCTCTATTTAAAGCTCTTTTGTTGATGTGGTTAAAATCCCACCAAGAATTAAAATGTTTTATATGCGGGAAAACATATTTTCTTATATAATGCTGGGTATAGACTCCAGCAGCTTTTCCAAAATGTACGAATGCTAATTTTTTATTGCAATTAGGATTGTACTGTTTTCTTATATAGCTATTTATAATTGGACTGTTTTTTGCTTGAGCTAAAGCGTAATCTTTGGTTTGTTTATTTAAAGCTATTAGGTGTAAATTTCTACCTGCGCTACCTAATTCAGTTATATGCGTATGAACAGATTTGGCTTTAGGTGGTAAATTTTCACCTCTCCAAAATCCTACATTATGCTCTTTGCCGAATGTTTGTATTTTATAGTAATCGGATATTCTATTCATGCACTCCTGCTCAAAAAAACTTGAATCAGTTAAATACGAATGCCTCCAAAATTTTGGAAATCCTTTATTTGCACAAAATAAATATCCAGCATTGTAAAAACCAAACTCAAAGCCCTTATGTTGATTTTCGGTTGGGTAATAATGAGGTGACAAAACAATTTCCGCAGTAAAGTATTCTTGCAAGTTATCTAAAACTATGATATCTGTATCTAGAAAAAAAGTATTATCGTGGTGCTTTAATGCGAAATCCATAACTTCCATCTTTTTTAATATAGAAGGCGCATGATGAATATCGTTGGCTATGCACGGGTGGCCATCGAAAACTTTTTCTTGTATCTGATTTAAGTCTTCTTTTTCGGCGCTTGTTTTAAACTTAACATTATCGCACACATTCATTTTGTTTAGGAAAACCCTAGTTTCTTTGTCACAAATAACGTAAACAGGCTCATCGTGGAAAAGTCTTAGAGTCTTTAATAAAACTTCAGCTTCATCTTTAAGATTACCCGTGGTAACAAAACAAAAGCTTTGTATTTTATGGTATTTTTTAGGTTCGTGCTTAGGGGGTAAATTTTCTAACCAAAACTTTTTCGGACTATAGTCAAGATTTAATTGGCCTGAAACTGCGTCGTTAAACACGGAAAGGTTTTTGGGTTCAAATAAGCCTTCCCCTAGGCTACGCAAACCAATTTCTTGGTCGTTATATTTTAGTCTTGGCTTGTCCATGATTCGCCCTTTAGTACCTCAATGATTTCTTCGTGATTATACTCTTCTAAACCTACGGCGTCTTGGGTTATGTTAAACACAAAGCCGGGCTGCTCTCCTTCATACTTTAGTAAAAAGCGTTTTCTATCCAAAGAATAACGTAAGCTTTCTGGGTTCGTTTGTTTTACTTTTGTAAAATCAACGTATTCTAAAAATTCAGATGGTACGATTATATAGTTCATGCTGTGTATGTAGCTCCATAAACTCTATTATTATGCATGTCATGGGATGCTAAAAAGTTTTGTCTAACTTGAGAGTTTTTAAGTTCTGAAGTATGTACATGAACATGGCCTAATTTTACACCGTTAGTCGAGTAGTACGGGCTACTATCGTAGCTTCTACCTAGGGTTAAGGCTGAGTTCGCTGCCGTTCTCCCAAGAGAAAAAGAAGTAGAAAGTGGGGTCTGCCCATCATTCTGTATGGTTCCATTTATGTATACTTTATAGTTACCGCTCCCATCGTGAGTTAACGTAACGTAATGCCAAGCGCCAGCAGAAATCACATCCGTACCATTATAAGGTGCATAAGTTGCGCTGTTTGAGCTATAAGTAGACGAAAACACCGCCAAATAAATTGTTGATGGGTAAAATTGAAGACCAACATATTCATTGTCGCTTTCAGAACCTATACAAGAATAATAGTTTCCGTTAGAGGGGGTGTTGATCCATTGAGATACAGTAAATGCATTTGCACAATTTATATTAAAAGCTGAACCGCCATAACCAGTAGAAGCTTCACCTAAATAATCATCTGAACCGTCAAAAGAAAAATGATGAGGAGTAGAATTTACATGTGATATACTATTATATCTTCGAATATTATTTCCACCACTAACTTGATTATCCCAAGCGTTAGAGTCGCTTCCAATATTTGATGGGTCAAAATTACCAATTAAATTACTAGTAATAATACCATCAGATTGTTGGCCTAGGGTTTTGTTCAAACCCGTTTTATGAACATGAATACTCATAATTAATCCTGTACTGCGTAACTACAAACAACATCAGTTTCGTTTGTGCCAAAACATGTCATGCTTAATATAGCGGTTTTATTAGCAGCTATACTTGTCGGTTTTTCTCCAACAAATACCCAACTACTATTCCAAGTAAAAGTTCTTGCGCTCCCTCCTGCAGCTATTTTAATTACTATAGATTTACCAGCGCCTTTATTAGCGGCGGCCGTATCAATTGCTACATTACCGTTTAATGTGGCTTTTTGTAGGGCGTCTTCATCGAAGTCCACGTTAATGTCTGCTGTGGTTCCATAGTCATGAACTGAAGTGTGTAAATTACCGGTAAGAACTAATTTAGAACCATCAAAAGTCAAATTAGCTTCTGCGTCTAACTGTGAAGTTGTAGAAGCAACGGTCACTAATTCATTTTCGGTGGCATTATTTATGGTCGCTGTTGAACCTTGGTGACCTTGGTGGCCTTGTGCTCCGTTTGTACCGTCTGTACCATCGCTACCAGCATTACCTTGATGACCTTGGTGGCCTTGGTGACCTTGGTGACCTTGGTGGCCTTGTGCTCCGTCGTTACCGTCGCTTCCTGAGCCCCCTGTTGCTCCAGTATTACCTTGGTGGCCTTGATGGCCTTGTGCTCCGTCGTTACCGTCGCTTCCTGAGCCCCCTGTTGCTCCAGTATTACCTTGGTGGCCTTGATGGCCTTGATGGCCTTGATGGCCTTGGTGGCCTTGATGACCTTGGTGGCCTTGGTGACCTTGGTGACCTTGGTGGCCTTGTGCTCCGTCGTTACCGTCGCTTCCTGAGCCCCCTGTTGCTCCAGTATTACCTTGGTGGCCTTGATGGCCTTGTGCTCCATCGTCGCCGTCGTTTCCTGCGCCCCCTGTTGCTCCAGTATTACCTTGGTGGCCTTGATGGCCTTGAGCGCCTATATTACCCGTGCGACTAAAAGCTACACCGACAGTGTCATTATTTGCTAGACTGCTTACATTGCTTGCTACGTGAGATACTGGAATTTTCCAGTAACCACTACCATCAGTTAAAGCTCCCGTAACATTAAATATTGCTGTTTGACTTGCGTCACCGAGTTCATTAATGGTAATTGTTCCGCGCAAAGATGTAGTGGTGCTGTCATCAAACATTTTAATCCACTCTTCTATATTTGCGCTATTAGCATTTACGTCATCAATATATAAAACAGTTATTGAAGAGACCGTAGAATTATTACCCCAAATATCGCCAGCGTCTTGATCGGAATCGCTTGTAGCTGTATTCCAATTAAATAATTGTCCCGCAGAAGTCCCTGTGTGGCCTTGGGCTCCACTAATTGATTTCCAAGCTATACCGGCTGCAGCAGACGAATCTGCGGTAAGTACATAATCATCTGTCCCGACCGCTAATCTAGTTTGTGAAGTTGTATACGCTTCCAAATCCCCTTTGGTAGTTAAATTTCCTCCGCTAGCGCCCCCAGTGGCACCTTGATGACCTTGATTACCTTGTGCTCCAGAGCCTGTTTGACCTTGGTGCCCTTGGTGACCTTGTGCTCCGTCATTACCGTCACTACCCGTAGTCCCTGCGTTGCCTTGATGCCCTTGGTGGCCTTGATACCCTTGGTGCCCTTGGTGACCTTGTGCTCCATCGTCGCCGTCGTTTCCTGCGCCCCCTGTTGCTCCAGTATTACCTTGGTGGCCTTGGTGGCCTTGTGCTCCAGAGCCTGTTTGACCTTGGTGCCCTTGGTTGCCTTGATGACCTTGGTTACCCTGAGCGCCAGTCCCTGCGGCTCCTTGGTGCCCTTGGGCGCCCGTGTTGCCATCGCTACCCGTTGCTCCAGTATTACCTTGATGACCTTGGTACCCCTGTAGTCCTTGAAACCCTTGATCTCCTTGATACCCCGCGCCAGTATTACCTTGGTAACCCTGCATGCCAATTGAACCTTGTCCGCCATCATCGCCCTGATGCCCTTGAGCACCACCCATGCCTTGGAGGCCTTGGTTCCCTTGGTGTCCTTGATACCCCTGATGCCCCCTAACTGTGCTATCTGCGCCTGTGCTACCTTGATGACCTTGGTGCCCTTGGTATCCCTTATCTCCAGCCATCGTAAACGAGAAAAGTATATCATCATTATTTGAAAATGAACCATTATGATTTACGTATGTTACTTCTGCCTTTTTGCTTAATTCTAAAACTGCTCCGCTAACGTCAGACGAAATAGCAAGTTGTGAAGTTAAATCTTCATCTGTATATAAGTAAAAGGTGGTTCCACCCGATGGATTACCTACATAATATATTGACCCCACCGTTGGACCTACACCAGAAGACATAGACACAAGATAAACTGATTCTCCAGAAGATAAATTATGACTACTCACGCTCCATTGATTATTAGAACTATTAGCAGAAACGGAATTTAATCTAAGGTCTGTACCACCCGAAGTTATATTAAAAACTGCATATGTATTAGGATCATTTTCTTTAATTAATTTAAGCCTTCCCCTAACTGGATTAGTGGTATTATTATCCAAAGAGTTTATCCAAGGTATAACATTAACATTATTTTTGTTTAAAATATCTGCATAAAAATCTCCCGTTGTAAACAGGTCCCAACTCGCTGTGTTGGTTGGGGCGGTTCCCTGTAATCCATTTGATTTAGCTATATAAACAAAACCCTGATAATCTACTACATCATATTGATTATAGGTTGTTGAGCTATCATAATCTCCTTCAAAAACAAAACTGTATTTTATTTTACCATTTCCGGGGTCAGTGTCAGCGGTGGTAGATGTATTAAATTTATAAGGTTGACTATCACCAGTGTGTGTGCCTTGGTACCCTTGAACACCCGTATCACCTTGATGACCTTGGTTTCCTTGGTGTCCTTGGTCACCTTGATGACCTTGATGCCCTTGGTGTCCTTGGTTGCCTTGGTTACCCTGATTACCAGTGTTTCCAACATTACCTTGGTGACCTTGATAACCTTGTGACCCTGTTGGTCCTGCTGGACCAGTGCCTCCGATATTACCCTGAGGCCCAACAATACCCTGATCGCCTTGGTGTCCTTGATTTCCTTGGTGGCCTTGATGCCCTTGGTGCCCTTGGTGGCCTTGGTGGCCTTGTACTCCGTCTGTACCGTCTGTACCAGCACTACCTTGATGTCCCTGATGACCTTGATGCCCCTGATGACCTTGATGCCCTTGGTTACCTTGAGGACCAGCAACCGTGCTGTCTGCGCCTGTGCTACCTTGGTGCCCTTGATGACCTTGGTGCCCCTGATGACCTTGAGCACCGGTTTGTCCAACATTAATTAAAAACCCATCAAACTGGGCATCGATTGTTTGATTTGCCCCATGAGAATACTCAACATTCTTAAAGACAAACCAAACTTCAAAATGATCCGTTGAACCATTAGCTTCTACTATACCTTTGGTTTCTACTGATGCGTGATTAACGTGTCCCGCGTCAGGTGCAGTATAATAATTTTGCGCCACAATTGTCCCCGATGGGGCGGTGGTTGTTCCACTGGTTGTTCCCGTTTCATTTTTTATGATACGAACTTCAATGTATTGACCCATGCCACCGTAATTCGGGCTAGAGTATATAGCATTCCCGCCTATTTTAGCGTGAAGATTGTATTTGCCTGCTGTAGTTGGAGTAAATCTACTTGTGCTAACGTCATAGTTTGAAGCGGTATCAATTAACTCGTTGTCGATGTCAGCCTTATGCCACAACGGGCAGCCATTATTCGAGCAGTTAGTCGTGTTATCTGAAAAGTTATATGTAGTAGAAGTATTTTCATCAGCAGAGAAAACAACGTCTGGTCCAGTTGTTCCTGTTTGACCTTGGTACCCTTGAACTCCCGTGGTCCCTTGATTTCCTTGGTGACCTTGGTGACCTTGGTGGCCCTGATGACCTTGGTAGCCTTGAGGACCAGCAACCGTACTGTCTGCGCCTGTGCTACCTTGGTGACCTTGATTACCTGTTCCGCCGGGGAGTCCTTGCGCACCTACGGAACCTGTGGCGCCCTGTGCTCCCGAACCTGTTTGACCTTGATGACCTTGGGGACCAGCCACAGTACTATCTGCTCCAGTATGACCTTGATGACCTTGAACACCCGTACTCCCTTGGTAGCCCTGAAAAACTGCACCACCAGATAACCCTTGGTGACCTTGGTGGCCTTGAACTCCCGGAACCGTACTGTCCGCTCCTTGAGCGCCTTGATGTCCTTGAAAGCCTCCTCCTGCGGCGCCTTGAAACCCCTGAGATCCTTGGTTCCCTTGTGCGCCTATTGTAACATTACCTGACGCCGTACCTACTTGATCGCCGGAAGTTACTACTCCGCCAGACACAGTAATATCCTGTGTTGAGCCCCCTCCAGTTACATTGATGTCGTCGGTCGCCATGATATTATGTGGTTACTTCTGGACTAATAAGCACTTTTCCAGACAAAAGAGCTTCCGCATCATATGCGTTTGAGTATTTTTCAATATCATAAACTCCTATACCTACAGGTAAATTAGCGGTTTGTGCGGAGGTTAAGGTTATTGTAACCTTATTACCGTCAACCGTGGGAGAAAAAGATACTAATGGTGAAGTATCAGAATATCTGAGTTTTATAGAACCCCTCACCGTAAAACCGGTGAAATCCATTGGGGTTCCGTCAGCATTACTTAAATTAATATTAAAGCTTGCTGTAGATCCTTGAGTAACATTTAAATTATAAGTGGACGCCATATTAATTATTTACACTGGATAGCGCCCAGAAATAAAAAAAATTAACGTCCGTCAGATAAAAGTTTTCTTACTTTTGCGTGAGTGTCCTTCTCGATTTGTCTTTCAGTTTCTGAAGGTTTTCTAAATTTAGAAACATGTTTCCTAAATTCACTCATTAAAGTCTTGGTAAGTCTATTTCTGTCATCAAGAGGAACAACCCCTATTTTTGATGCGTGAGTTTGTAAGTCAGACCTGTTAAACTCATCAAGTTGTCTTTGATATTCTTCCTCGTTTAATGTGCCATACACACTTAATCCTTCGTCCCCCCAGACCTGATCTAAGGTTGTTGGCTCATATTTTTCCTTTTCTTCTGTTTTGCCGTGGGTTTGTGATAAATTTTTTAAATTACTCTTCTTGGCAGATTTTTTGGCTGCCGCCTTCTTTGGTTTTGACTGACTTTTCTTCTTCATATAGTTTTAGACTCCTTTTGTTATTTAAATATTTAATAAAAAAGGACCCGCCCGAAGGCGGGTCCAGTGAATTATAGTCTATCTAAGCATTAGTCGCCAAGAATTAGACCAACGATTGCTCTTGAATCGATGCAGATACGTCCCTCTTCCAAGTAACCGTAAAAACCGGTTTTCTCAGAACGAGTTACCCACTGGTCATCAGGCAATGCGGAGAAGCTTCCACCACTGTCGTGTTGACGGGCAACAGGACGGATGAAGGATCCACGAGCGTTGTCAATACCAACAACGAGCTCATCATCGGCGTCAGCAAACGCTGCACCAATCGCATTATTACTTCCATCCCAATCATGAGTGTTTTGGAAGTTCTCAAAGCCAGTACTACCAGCAACTGTATCAAACAGCTTGTTGTACTTCTTGCCGTGTCCGAACTCAACCATCTCAACGAGGTTAACACCCCAGATGGAGCTCATTCCTGCGCTTCTGAAAACGTCCGAACGGACATCTTCCGGCAGGGCTTCGCCCGGAGATCCGGTATAGATCGGATTATAAGCGAAAGCGCGAACGGCTTCCATCTGCTCAGGAGAGAGATACATATCGGTCATGCCCGTGCTAAACGGAGCAACCGGAGTATTCCCAGAGAAGGATTCATTCATTCTCTTATTATGAGTGATCATCTTATTCATCAGATCAACGGTTAGCAAGTTGCTTCCGTTAGTCAAGGCAGAGGTGCTACCAGTTGCAGCAGAGGTTGTACGCACAGCGTGCCCCAACTTTCTACCGTTCACATTCTCACCACTTAGGCCTTCGGCGAGCGACTTGAGGATAACCGCCCAAGCATTTCTTTCTTGCTTGATCAGAACCTCTTGAGCCATACGCTCAATAGCTTTGCTTACGACATCAAGACGAGCCCTACGAGCATAGCGCTTTAAGAAACTTACAGCACTATCCAAACGATAGGTGGCAATCTTGATCTCTTGCATGCCTTCTACGTGCGAGGTGGGAAGACCACCAGCAACGCTTTGACTCCAAACACTTACGTGTCCGGGGGCGTCTCCATAGTATAGATCCAACGGATAACTTGGAGAATCATCCTCATCGAACTCCGAATCGGAGTAAATCGCAGATGCAGTACCAGCGGTCAAAAGAACCTTCTGGATAACTGGTCCGAGAAATGCAGCGAATGCTTCAGAGGCTTCACGAGCCACGGTTTGATCCGAAGATCCCATAGCCTTAATGAGTTCTACCTGTTCAGGTGTATTTTTTAATTTTAATTTCATTATTATATGTCTCCTATTAATTAGGGTTATGCTGCCTCACCTGTAGCATCCCACTGAGCAGTGACATCAAGATGAATCAACACGTGGTTGTTCGCATCTTTAGCGCCTAGAGCGATAGCTACTGGGCCACCGCCACCGACGGTAACACTAAGCTCACCATCTGCCGCTACATAAAGTGATTGTCCTGCTGATACTGATTCACCGGCCAATGTTGCACCGCTGTAAAGGAAGATTCCCTTAGTAACGATCGGCACTGCCTGTCCACTTAAAACGCACTCCATTTCTACAGCCTTTCTGGGGTTGTAGATAAGTTTTTCGCCGTTTTCGTCGGTCTCTCTAACATCGTAGAGAGTCATTCCTAGCGCTCTGTCAGTTACCGCCGCGGTGTGAACCACCTCAGCTTTAACGCCGTAACGCTGCGAGACTACGTTCGAAATTGAATTCGTGCCTGCGGCACCATTCAGTTCGATTCCGTCCTCGTTGCTAGCCTGCCAGCCATTACCGCTTGCCTTTACGAACGTACCTCTGTGAACAGGGATAGTCGCGTCTTCGGACAAACGATAGAGATTGATTACGTCATGATCTGAGTAATCTCTGAAAGGCAATAATGTTCTATCAGTTAAGTCTGCCATAATTATGTCTCCTTAATAATATTATTTTGTAATATCGAATTGCTCAATACTAAAAGCGTCTCTGTATCTGTCGTAGACAGTATCTTTAGAGGGCGCGGTTGAGTTGGGAACAGTCTCTTCTTCTTTCTCAGCTGCTTCAACAGCGGATTCTACAACCTCCTCAGCGCTTTCGGGCTCTGAAGATGCTTTAGTTTCAACTTGTTCTTTTTCTTCAACCTCGGCTTCAGCCTTGGCTTTTTCTACTTCTGCTACTGACTTATGATTGATAAGTACAGATAATTTTTTAACATAGGCTTCAAAAGCCTCGTTATCCATGTCTTTGATATCAGAGGCAATGACTTCACGATCTTCATCGTTCAGAACATAACCTTCATCAACCATAGCCATGCGTTCGTTAAAAGTGGCCTCAGCCTCTCTTGCCGTCTTCTCTTCCTCTAAAGTAGTAAGGGCAGATTTTAGTTCACCAAGCTCTTTTTCAATTTCCTCATTTTTCTGAGTTAATTCAGCTTGTTTCTGTTCAGAATCCTGAAGTTGAGCTTCAACAGCTTTTTTATCTTCAGCAAACTTCTCAGAGGCAACTTTCATCTCCTCCTCAATAAATTCAGCGATGACAGAAGCGGACAAAGTCTTTAACGACTCGTCAGTGATGTCTTTTACTGATGTAAGTTTCATAGTGTTCTCCTTGAGAATTACATTATTTTCTTTATTTTGTGAAATATTATCTAATATTTCTTCATCCTTGGAGGAGTCTGCCACCAAGGAAATTTTCTCTTTAGCTAGATCATCTAAACAAGGAAGATCTTCTAGCTTTTCTTCAGTAGAAATGGATTTTTCCATAGTCTTAAGAGTTGCAACGCCTTTAACGTCTGCCGCGGGTGTTTCAGTTAGTCCAATCCCTAGGGGTACCACCTTGTTTATTACCTGTCTATGAATGCAAACATTCTCATCCAAGCATCCTTTTCCACCAAAAGCTTTTAAATTATCTTGCATAGCCTCAATTAGAGATTCGTCAGAAATTACTTCTCCATTTTCTGTGTTTTTCTCACCAAACGGGAGTTTAACTATTTGAAAATCCGAAAAACCTAATTCCCAACTTGCAGAAATTCTCATGAAATTTTCATCAGAAGGATCTCCGCTTTCTTCAATTAAGTCTGCTAAGTCATTATTTACTACTTTCCAAATTACGCCACCAAGAGCAACGTTAAATGGCTTATCAGAGCCCCTAACCTCTTCTTCTGTTAAGGGCTTGTCCGTACCAAACTCGCTAAACCCAGCGGTTAAAATACAGCCCACAACCCTTTCTCTTTGGTGCTCTAGATTAATAGGCTTATTAATAAAGTTTTTATAAGAGGCTAAAGCGGTTTCTGCGTCAATAACATCTCCGTTAAGATTAACCCTGTTGACAACGCAAGCATTGAACGCGATAGGAAGTAAATCTATATTTTCGTCTGTGTTTACATTGGGGATAAAATCTCCAATATCTACTAACGAAGCCATAGCAAGATACTGGTCTTTTTCTTCCGAAACCAAAGGTTTAACGGTAGAACTAAATATTGTTGTATATTTATACTTCATTAGTCCTCCTTTTCCTCACTGATCTCATTGACCTTTCTCCAGAGTTCGCCATAGCTACCGGGCCTCCCATGAGGATGCCAGCGGCCTTTTTTGTGGCTATCGCTTTTCTCGACCTTTTTTAAATCTCCGTTTTCATCCCTATATTCTCCCTTTTTAGTTTCCCTCTTTTTGGCTTTTTTCTTTGGGGAGCCGTCTTTTTTCTTGGGAACCTCTTCGCTCGCTACGGAATATCGAGGGGGATGGTCCACCTCTTTTAGCTCAACGGCTCCGGGGTGATCGGACATATCAAATAAAGATTTTAATCCCTCTACTTCCCAAACGCGCCCACGATAAGCTAATTTATAAACGTATTTAACCCCTTCTCCCTCTTGCGAGGCTACTGCGTCCTCAGCGTTTTCTAATGCAGGATATCGTTTAAGAATTCTAGAAGCACTATCAAAATTGAGAAATTCCCCCTTTTCTACACCCCAATCGAACCCAAGTTCTTTCAAGAAGGATTCGAGCATTTCTTTGCTCGACACAAGAATTTTCATGAATTCGCCGCCGTCTGTTTTTGCGAAAAGCGCATAACCCTCCCCACAGGGAAAGGGTTTGTAAAGAGTATCTCTCTCTTTTTGTTGTACTATATATTTTGAAAAATCAATATCCATAATGTTTACTCCCATTCGAAACTTACTTTTTTGTATTCTAAGTATATCTCATCTAAACTAGAAAAAGAATAATTTAAATTATACTTAGAAACATCTTCTTCTGCCATCTTATAATCTTGTTCAGTAGGAAACCATTCCTCTGTAAGATCTAAAAAATTACTAATTGAAGTCTTTTCTTGTAACTCAAAATCTAATCCATCCATTTTACCCGAGGTCGGTTGTTCAGATTCTATTGAGATTTTTCTTCCGGATTTATAAGCAAGGTACATATTGACCCTTGCTAGCCCCCAAAGATTTAAAGACCCCATTGGGTCTTTGGCTGCTTCAAATTGCTTTGCTCCTTGAATGTATACTTTCTTTAATTGTTGAAGAGTTGACCTATTAGATGGATTTTCTTTGTTGTGGTTTTTGAACTTGTCCTCAAGGGCAGCAACCAATCTTAAAGAGAAATGCACAGCATTATCTTCCTCTTTCGAGGAATTATCCTGTTCCACATTCTCTATATTTTCTTTTTTCAAATTTTCCATGAAAAGACCTCAACAAAGTGTACAAGAAATTTTACACTTTTCTAGCGCTTTTTACCTATTTTTTTTTATTAAAAAATATTCTTACCTTTTCAATAAATATATTGTTTTCAAAACCGTGTCTTTTCCAAAAAATCTCATAATATTATTACTAGTTGGATAAGTTATCCAATGATAATTTAGTGTTCCCCTTTGATGTATTAATACAACAGCTACGTCTCCGCTCTTTAACTGGTCCATGTCTTTAATAATTTCTATTTTAACGCCCCTGTCTGTAAAGTATTTCTTAACTTCGCAGGGGAATGTTATTTTTTTGCTGTCGTACACAAACAAGGACATTACGTCTCGTGTTATGGTTGAGCATTTATTTTTCCGCCTTAATTCTCTACTAATCTCTGTTCTTGACTCGGACTGAATATTATAACCCCTCAGGTTTAATTCAAATATTGCGTCGTTTATTGCATCTGGCCCACAACTCATAATATGCTGGTATTCGTTGTAGTTTCTTGTGTGTTCTGTGCTTTTTAGTGCGCCGCAACCCACCATAAACAAAGTTAAAATAAAGATTAAAGTGTTCTTAATAAAAAATAGCATCAATAATGATTACACTATTTTTTTAATTAAGTTATTTATTCATTGTATCCATCATACCCTTTTTGAACGCTTCGAATACCATCTCTTCTCTTTTTAATGCTCTTTCATATTCTTGTTTCCTTTGTTCGAGCTCTTCTCTGGCAGATTGCCAAGTCCTTAGAAGATGTTCCATTGCTGGAACCGGTAATTCAAATTTAGCGACTTCAGAACTTGGTTCTGGCACGGTATTTTCGTTAGTGTTCGTTGCTTGTTCTGCTATTTCAGCCACCGCTGTTATTTTGTCTCGTGAATCTTTATAATATAAATGGTCTATATAATTTTTAAAATATTGACTTATTAAATGTCCTTGAGGATTAGTCTTATAAAAAGGCTTGTGTTCCGTAGCTTCGGCATTAAACCTGTCTTGATTTAAAGCGAATATAGCGGGATATTCAATAAACTTTAGACACTCCAGAGAAGAAGGGTCAAAGACTTGTTTGTATTTTTTTAGGCAATGATCGCCAGAATACAATAGTTTTACAGACTGATCGATAAAACCAATTTTGAGTTTTGATTCTAATAATGAAGAATTATAGCTTGTGATATTATAATAAAGCTCCAAATTATGATCTTTATATAACTCCAGCAATTCGGAGTCTGATTCAGCCAAATTATTTACAGCGGATAAAAATGTTAATGCATCTCCGGAATCAGAAAAATCTAAATCAAAAAGACCATGCTCCTTAAAGAAGGATCTTTTTACTCCCCATCCGCCACCAAGGTGATAGTCATCCCTTAGCTCTTTTGAGCTTTTTCCAGCCAAGTGCCCCTTTGCTCCGCCCTCTTGTTCAATAGAAACTTTTTCTTTCTCGTCAAGACTTAAGAATCTACTTCCGATTTGAACTAGATCATTTTTGTCTAGCATCTTTTCCATATCAGATAACCAATTATCATTTTCTGGAAGAACATTATTATCTAGCCACACTATTTTTGTGTATTCGGAAGGCACAAAGTAATCTACCATTACATTTATCATATTTTCCCTGCACCCGAATGGTGCACCAATATCTAAAGCAAAATAATTATCTCCACCCACTATTTCGTTTAGCTGTGGTGGATCATGAGCCGCTTCTTGCCCGGGCTGAACATCATGAACCCTGTCGGACAATATTTCCCCGACATAAATTGGGTAACCTGAATCTTTGAGTTTAGAATAGAATTTCTTAAAATTCTCTACAAGCTTCTCGTTTTTTGCAAAATCAGAGAAGCACGTAACTACAGCTAATTTACCTTTTTCCTTAGTTTTCCTTTTTGCCATATTTTCCTCCGCTAATATATAAATATATTAACGTATATCACCAGCTTGTCTAAGTTGTTTTATTTTTAATAGTGGTTTTTCTAACCCTCCAACCATGGTGAATATATTTAAATTATTTTGGTCACCGCTGTATACGCCGATATGCACAGTGCTGTTAGGCCTTAATATTCTAGATAGCTGAGAGAATGCGCTATCAAGGTGAGATTGAGGCACATTATCTAAAACGCTGGAGTGACCGATAGCTATAATCCCCGCGCATGATCCACTTGAAAAATCTATGCCATCACATAAAGAATTATTTTTAATATTTTCCCTTACGACCCTAGAGATGCAAACTGGATCTTTCCAATCTTTAACAGGAGAAGCGCTTAAGGTTACTAAGCCTGAATTTAATACCTGCATATAATCTTTAGAATCAAATGAAGAATAACTACTATCCTTAGTTGCTGTTAAATTATATAGATGAAACAAACCTACCAAAGATGAGTTCGCCGCCTCCCAGAACTTAGAAACAGATAGATTGGGGTATAGTTTAGAAATTTTTTCATTATCAATTAATAAAAGCGTAGAAACTTTACCGGTCCTTGTTAGGTTAGAAATGTCTTCTAAAGTCTGAGCAGCATTAGCGTTAACCTTCTTGCCTTCTGAAGCCTTCGGTAAAGCTAAAATAACACCAACCCCAGCGTTTTTGTTCGGGTTAATCATCTGTTGTAATTCGTGCGCTGTATCGATAAGAGGAAGTAATGCTCCTGCGCCGGTCCCGCCACCAGCAGAAGCACAAATGAATATTTTATCAAAAGTTTCCCCAAAAGAATATCTAAGAAAATCTAAAACATCATCTTTTCTTTTATTAAACAATGCATTTGATAAGTCTTTATTTTTCCCAACTCCCCCGTCACCAAAGCATAGTTTATTTTCTAAATCTAATGTGTTCAAATCCTGCTCGGCGGTATTTATTGCCGCAATCCTATTATATCCAAGCTTTTTAAAAGCATGAGCTAATCTTCCTCCGGCTTGACCACAACCTACAAAAGAAAATTTAAAAGCTACATCTACATCATCTTCGATTTCCTTGTTGTAGATTTTATCTACCACATTCTCTTCTTGCGAATCGGGAGGTAAGAGTAAACCCTCTGGCATAGATAAGTCTGCCGATGGTTCTTCCCCATACAATGATTTGATTTGCTCTTCGTTTTCATTATTAAGTTCTTCCATAATTTATTCCTTTTCTTTTATTACACTGTGATATAAGATTCCAGCTAAATAATCCCCTAGTTGGTGTTCGTACGCAACAGCCCTTATCTCTTCGACTTGATCGTGATTCTTGTCGATAGGTTTTTCGCAGTATTCATTTACCGCCCCAACCCAAGCCTCAGGCTTTTCGTTAGCTATGATTACATTGCTAATCTGCTCTGCGACTTCTTTTTGTTTTTTTGTAAGCCTTTTAACCTTGTGTTTCTTTCTTAAATGAGAAGCCACTTCTGTCTCCAACTTTTGAGCTTTTAGCATATTTTCTTTTACCAAATCAAAACTGAAGGATCTTTCGGAAGCGCCGACAGGAGAAGCTTCTTTTGTGGTCTGTGGAGAATTAGTCCCCGGAGGCCTACCAGTATTTGGTTTAGTGGTTGAACTGTCTTTTGGTTTTTTGTCTGTATTTTTCTTGGGGGCGGGAGCCTCTTTCTTTTGTAGCTCTGGATGAACAACTTCTTGCGGTTCCCAGCTTTCCATAGACGGATTATCTATTGGCTGTCCACCAACCAAAGGAAAATAAAGACCGTCATCCCTGTCGCTAATGTATTTTCTCTGACTATCCATTGAAGCTTCTTTATCGGGTAATCTGTTAGTGTCTAACGCTTCGAATAATTCTTCCGGAGTTAAGAGGCCCAATTCAGCCATCCGCGTGTAAACTCTATATTTTTGAGTATTGTCTCTTAGATTAATTTCCGTGAACTTGGGGGTAGGATAATTTTTAAAACCTATTTCTTTTGCAACTCTTTTAATCTCTGGAATTAAAAAGTCGTTCAAGAACGTCTTTCTAGCTTGTCTAAGTCTAGCGATAAAGACTTCAACCTTAGCCTGATGATTTGCAAATTTTTCTCCAGAACCCCCGACTCCAGTAAGAATATTATTTAACCCGGCGTTAATATCTTTATTTACTTGTTCGTATTTTTTGGGGTCAAGTATGTCGGATATTTGAGGTATAACGAATTGAGCCTTGGTTGTGTAGTCTGCAATTAAGACTCTGCCAACAGATTGATTTTCAAAAAGCTTTTGCATTTCTTGAAGATTCTTCTGGTTAACTCCACCCTTGTCTGGTTCTGCACCCATGGTGACTAAAAGTATTGCTTGTTGAACGGTTCTGGCAATAGCCATATCCATTTTCTTTAACTCCGCTTTGTGATTTAAGTCTTCTAAAACCGGATACCCCATAGGAACAGCGAATGGTTCATAATCCATTTTCTTATAAAAAATTGTGCTTACCTTGTCATGATGCAAGGTCATCCTTAACTCTTGCATAGAAGGATTGTTTTTAAGTTGTTTTTTGGTTTCAGGATCTAAGCCCTCTATAACCCTAAAGTCTTCGTCTGTCTTTGGGTTTTTAAGTCTTTCTAATTCGAAGTCTGAAAGAATTTTAAAATATTTTCCCTCGTTAAAACTTAGAGTTCCAGAGACTTGCACATCTGCGGGGTTTAATATGATATATCTAAATGGTATCTCTTTCTTGCCTCCTTTTGCTCCAAAAGTTTGATTTATTCTTTTTAAATCTGAAGCTTTTAATTTCGCATCAAACCTATAGACAAAAACGTTTCCGCTTCTGTAATACTCCCTAAAAAATTTATCCATCAGTTCGTATACATTTATTTTTTTAAATAGAGCCTCAAAGAAAGACCTAGACTTCTTGCTTCCGCCCTCATAATAAAGATCGGTGCAGGTAAATTCCGTCATTACGTCAATCGTATTTCTAAAAATTGAAAAATTATAATAAGCTTTCTGACAGAGGATGACCGCGTCTCTAACAGAAATTGCAGACTTATTTTTTACCGATCCATATTTAAAGGGTACTAGACCTTGATCAATATGCACATACTTATCAGTCCTTTCTATTGTCGCAGACTTATTTCTCCGTGTGGGGGTTGCTGCGGCAGCTATGGATTCGGATAAAGTGGACATTAAAGGTTGTCCAGTAGCATCAGGCTTCTTTCTTCTTGCTGTTGTTTTTTTTGGTTTTTCGGTCATTTTCGTTTTTTGGTTTTTTTTAGCTTATTTTAGCTTATTTTAGATTACACCATTCTTGGTACAAATGTTGCAACATCCTCTGTTTTATATTCTTGCATATCAAAATAACACTTTGCAGCCCAATTCGCCAGCATAAGAGCGGTATAGTTATCTTTTCTTGCTCTGCCTGCTGATGTGTTTCTTTTTAAATGTTGCGGTAAATCAAAGGTCTGCGACCCTTTAGCCGTCGTCTTCACCTCAACAAGAGCACATTGTTTCTTTGTTTGATGAATTAGATTGTCTTGGATGTCAATTAATTCACCTATATTTTTTTCTCCTGTCCATCCCATTTGTATTTTTTGTATAGATTGTTTCTCAAACGCTGTTCCGCTAGCATTTGCCCTAGAGGCAAACCATATTCTTTTGTAATCTATGCAAGCCTGTAAATATTCGTTTGCTTTTCTTATCCAATTAGTCGTAAATACTTGATTATAAATAATTTGTTTATTTTCTAAATTATAATTCTTTTTTAAATCTCTTATGTTTTTATTGTAATCTATACCCTCTGATTCTGAATTGAAGTCTTCTAATACGTTTAATTTAAATCTTTCGTTTTGCCAAAACTTTGATTGATTACAGGCTTCTATAAATATGTCTGCTCCAGCATTATCAAAACTACCCATGACTATATTAAAATTTTTAAATAAATAAAGTAAATATTTTACATGGTTTGTAAGCGCCCCCAAACCCGCATAATTGTGCACAAGTGTAACATGTTTTTTTTCTTCGTCAAGCTCTAAAACTGATATTGCAAAATAATCCGCGCTAGGGCTATCGCTCATATTCGGATCAAGACCAATAACATATTTTTTATCAGGGCAACCTTTAATCATTGTTGTGGGTTCTTCACCATCTGGCACGGTGCATTCATGCATTTTAAGAGCGCTGAAATAACTGTCTGATCCGTCAGTGAATTGAGCACAATATTCTCGCTGGAAAGATGCGTGAGAAGAGCCTCCCTCTTGAGCCTCCTCAATGATCGTTTGATCTATCATGTGCTCTGGTAACGCCTCAAACCCCATCTGGGATATAAAATAAGTGGCGTCGTCTGATTTCGTTCCATGGTATATATTATTTTGCCAAGTAGAGTATTGCTTGTATAGATTTTCAAACGTATAACTTGCGGATGATAAGGCTATCATTTTACTGTCGTTTTCAAAAACCATCCTATCTTCTTCTTTCATAGCTCCTTCGGATATTAATTTATCTTCAATTTCTCTAACCTCCAACCTTTCTTTCATGTTCTGTGGTGCAACCAAGAAGGGCATAAGTACGTTGGTGATTAGATCCTCTGGGAGCAAAAGGAACTCGTCAAGCACAAGTATGTTAGCGCGAAAACCACGAATTTTTTCACCGTTAAGGGGGATAGCTGTTATAGAGCCCCCGTTTATTTGCCACTCAAATTGATCGTTTCTTTTCGCTTTCGCACCAAAGCATTGAGCTAATAACTCTGCACCCTTAGATTCAACCAAGGTCTCTAAATTGTTAAAAATAAATCGAGCAGTACGAAAGGTTGGGCCCGCAACTAATATCTTAGTTCCCGGATTGAAAACGCATTGCAAAAAACAAAAAACAGAAGCTATAAAAGTTTTTCCACAACCACGACCCCACACGCACATAGAAAAGTTTCTATTCATCATTCCTTTTAGGGTTACTTCTTGAAATGGGGCAAGCTTTATTCCTGAGATGAGCTCTGTTGTGAACCCCACGTTAGCGCTAAGAAATTTAGCTAAAGAAATCTTAGCCTCTTTATCGCTTAACTCCCCCTTCAACTTTAGAAACTCCTCGTTTAAGTCGACGGTATCTTTTTCGTATCTTTCTGGACAGTACCACATTATAATATTTTCTTATCGTAAGCTAATTGCAAATCCGTTTTTTTATGAACACAACCGCAAGTAAAAATCTTTTCAATAACCCTTGCGGATTCTCTCCTACCTTTAACAAATACGAATTGTATATGTTCGTTTTTCTGAATCAAATTTCTAACTCTATTAAAAATAAATTCTGGCGTTGCTCTTATTTTTTTTGAAATATAAGGAAGGTATTTAAAATTGGAAGCGTTTTCTATTGTGTCTTCAACCAAAATAACTAAATACGCACCATCCTCTTCTGCCCTCTTAATTTCATTAACAAAACGTTCATATCCGCCGCTTAACGTTCCTATAAAATCAGACAAAGATTTTCTTTCTATGTAAGTATTACAAGTAGCGTTGCTGTTGTCAAAAGTATAGTCTCCATATTTTAAAGTCATTAATTCGAACGGTCTTTCGAATTTCAACGGTTTTTGTTCTCTTGTGTCCACTAGAATCTTGTAAACTGGATTTTTCCACTCTGCTTCTTCTAAAATATTATTAATTGTGGTATACTTATTTTTAAAACCCAAGGATTTACAAATTTCATAATAATCTCCGATCTCCTTTTCGTAGTATTGAATGGGCGGGCTCATTATAGAACGAAGCTCCACCTGACAGGGGGAATATACTAATTCTTTTTCTTCTTTTCTTTTAGATAAAACGCCAGTGCAAAATTTCTTTTTGTCTTCCAAAGATTGATCTTTAAGCCACATTCTTAAGTTAGTTCTACTATTAAATTCTGTGCTAAAATATTGTTTCTTATTTTTAAATTTAATTATTTTCTTATCGTGTTTATCGTATCGAGGAAAATGTTTTTGGTAATAGGCAGCAACTCGAAGATCATGCACTTTAATATGCGCGTGGAGTTGTTTTTCCGCCTCAAATTCTTTTTTACATTCTTGACAAGTATGATTATTCATCGAGAACTTCCCCCTTAGATAAGCCCATAATCTTACATTTTATTTCGTCCATATCACTTAGATTTTCCACCTCTTTGCCAACCTGCTGTTTTCTTAATTGCGCAAGCTTTATGAGTTTTTCTCTAGATTCTTCTTCTTTCCATATTTGAACAAGGTTTAAGACGCTTGCGTTTTCTTGAATTTGATTTTTTAATCTATCGCTTCTTTTCGTCTTTAAGGCTTCTAAAAGTTTTTGCTGGCGGTTGATACACTGATGGTATTCTCCTTGAGCGCTACTTATTGATTCAACTAGACTCATTGAAATTCTTCTACCCTCTGTATCGTCTGCCACATCATCTAATAAATCTTGAAGATGTTCGACTCTCCGCTGGATATTGGCCGAGATGACAACCTCGATAGATAAAACTATATATTGGTCAACCTCTTCCTGAGTTAAGTCAGGTTTATCATAAGTATAACGGATGAAGCTGGATTCGTATAGTTCTCTATCTGTTTGCGTTTGATAATGATTCATGTGGTGGACAAATCTATAAGTTTCCAAAAACTTCATTAACGTTTCAATATTTTTCTTTTCTTGTCTAGTTATTTTTTCTTTGTTTATTCCGCTCGGTACATATTTATTTACTCTAGCTACGGCTGCCACAAAGGTTTTCGGCGGCTTGTAGGATTCTGCCGCGGGTACTTCCTCTGTATTTTCATATGGCTCTATATCTAAAGATTTAATGTATTCGCTTACAGTTCTAGTTTCTTGATTTAAATTTGTTAATTCATTATTCTTAAAAATAACCTTAGCTATTTCCAAGGCTTTCATCATGGCTGCATTGTTTTCTATAAACTGAATTTGTTCTTCTGTTAAATCTATTTTATCTTTATGCTTGTAAACGTGTGCGCCATCCGCGGATAGATTACGAGTTGCAAGAAAAGCTTTAACACTTCTTCCTTCTTTACTCCTACCATCTATATCTGGTTTGTCAGGGAAAGCTAACCTTATCAATTCTAAAAGAGAAGGTGGATTTTCCTCTCTTGAATTCCACTCTTCAAGAATTATATTCTTTTGCTCTTCTGTTAATAATTCCGACATTAGCTTACCGCCTTAGATGCTTTTAAAAATTTTTTATTTTCTTTCTTGGCTCGCAAGAAATCTTCCTTGGTTTTTTTCCAGAACACATCACCATAGTCTATATAAATCTCTTCGCCAGCCTCAATATCTCTAATAGATAAAATCATAAAATATGGTTGAGTTGGAACCGGGTAGCATTGAGCATTATACCCGCTCTTAATCAAATAATTAATTCTTTGCTTATTCTTTTCTAGTATATTGCTTTCTTCATCTACGTTCCAGTAACCAGATTGGCGATTATTATAATTATGTTTGTCATTTATGTAACCGCCTAAGCCTATGGGGTTTGTTGATGAAATTGGGTCACAATCTATATAAACGTCTAATTGGTTATCTCCGTCTTTCACTTTGGCTGCGGGATGCCACAAAGCATATCTTGGCATAGGCTCTTTTGGTGCAGTGCCGTCAATTTTATAAGCGTATTTTTCTTCTATTTTATCTGCGGTATAAAGATCGCCCTTGTATTCGCACATGGGTATACCTACAGGCAAATGAGCGGTTGCAAACAATCCTAGACCAGCCTTCTTTATGTTTGAAGTTTTTATTTCTAAACCCGTTGCTAAATTATCTTGTATGTTCATAAAAAATCTACATCCCCCTTTTTTAAAGTAATTTTAACCTTTTCTATTATATTTTTCTTTAAATTTTTTATTTGTTTGTATCCCGGATTCCTGTTTTTTTCCGTTGAAACATACCCCAAAGAACTGGCGACTTCTATTTCTTCTAAATTTTTAATAAATAACCCCTCGTAAACTATCCACTCGTTCGGCTTTAAAATTTCTTTCATTTTTTTGTGTAGTTTCTTTGCGTTTCTTTCTATATCCATAGAATCTGATAAAGCTATACGTTGAACCTCATAACTATGATCTTCTAAAGATAATGGTATTTTTATATTATATGCGCTTTTTTTTGTTTTTTCCCACCTAGCAAACAGCGGACAGCTTGAGTCTTGTTTGTCGTATATCTTGCATCCATCATGCCCTTCTTGAGCCGCACATTTCAAACATGGCCTACTATAATTTCCGTAATTGTTTCTTATTAAATTTTTTATCTGATTAGATATTATTCTATTTAACCACGGCCCCAGAGGTTTATCCTCTTTGTATAGATGCCATTTTTCGTAAATGTGTACTCTTATTATTTGAGAAACATCATCGAAATCCATCCAATTTAAGGAAGTTAAGCTCCATTTATGCCTTCTTTTATTTATTTCTTGATTTATAAAATCTATGGACTCCTCAAAGCTGGGTTTTTCTTTTCTTTTTTTAGGCATTATTTGTTTCTAGAAGTTCCCGCTTCTGATTGGAACTCGTCCAAGAACTTCTTTTTATTGGCAGCTTGTTGTTTTTTTGAAACACGCTTTCTTTTTTCACCCTTTTGGTTTGTTTGATTATTGGGTGGCGTTTTTCCACTTTTATCAATTGCGTCACCAACCGTGATTCCTTTCGGGCTCATATCGTATTCCACGTCAAAATCTAATCCAGTAAGATTTACGTCTAATTCAACAATTTCGTCTTGTTCAATAGTTTCTACATCGTTGGGAACAATAGCCGGTGGTGTTACAGCCCCCTTTAAAAAGGAAAACCCACATTTAGGGCAAAAATTTGGTTTTTCTAAAGCTTTATGCTCGATTCTTTTTCCACAGCTATTACAATAAGTAGTCATACAGTTATATTACTCGTAATTAAGGTTTTTTCTCAAAAAAAGTGTGTATATATATTTATAGCGATGAAGAAAGACTTAAAAACTATTCTTGATATAAGCTTTCGTTATTGCAAAAATTCAAACGACCATATCGCTAATTTCTTTAGAAAAATAAATGATACTGCATGGCAAGCTTTAAAACATATAGAAAGACATCCCCCTAAAGATGAGGAAGAAAATTAAATTCTTTCTTCTTCTTCTGTTATTTTTTTAGTTATAAATTTAACCAACTCAGACCGCATGATATCTTCTTCTGTAAAATTAAAAGTATAAATACCCATGGCAATACTATCTTCTTCAGAGAAGAGTTTCGATAATCTAGCAAATCCCCCCTGAGAGCTTTCGTTTCTAATATCTGTTTGTGCTGGATCAGCAAGAACAAAGCACCTGCTACCTTCGGCCATCCTAGTGAGGACGGTAACAATTTCTTTTTCTGTGGAGTTTTGCGCTTCGTCAAGAATCACACATTTTCCCTTCCAGTTCATTCCTCTGGCAAAATTAACCGGAAACATAGATACCCTATTTTGTTCTTCTAGTTTATCAGCTTTTGTTTCTAATAATAATTCGTCAAGCTTGTCTAAAAACGGTAGATTATAAAATCTAAGCTTTTCGTCCGCTGTGCCGGGTAAGAATCCCAAGCTTCTATCAGAACTTTCTACCGCTGATCGGAGATACATTATATCGCTAGCCGCCTTCATGTTGAGAAGTTGAAGCCCACAGTAAGTTGCTAAAAGAGTTTTACTGGTTCCCGCGGGGCCATTTACGAACACGATCTTCGTGTTGTAATCTAGAGCTACCCTAAAAAATTCTTTTTGTTTATCTGTCCAAGGAAATTGGTTGATTTTTATCTGTTTCTTTATGGGATTTTCGACTATGAACTTTTCATCATGAGGCGATTCGTTCATGACCGCGGAGACGACTTCTTTTCCTCCCCGTATTTTTACTTTACCGCCCGCATCGGGCTCTTTCTTTCTTCTTGGCATAATTAAAACACCTTGTAAAAGGTATTACACAAATTAAATGTTCATATCCATCATCTTATCAATTATTGAATATTTTGAGTATTTTGAGTTTATAAATGTTAGTCTTATATTATGTCTGTTAAAATCTTGGGGGTTTAATACTCCCCTAAAATATGGGAGAGCTAAAAATTCTCTAGCTTTTTCTTTTCTGCAAATTTCTAGGATTTTATCTTCTAGGTAGGTGTTTATCTCTGGGTGGCTAGTTGATGAAAATGTGAACCCTCTTTTGGGTTTTATATTTAACAGTTCTGCCGTTTTAAAAACACTGTAGGCAGACAACTGAGATACGCTATCTCCCGGTACTTGAAATACTTCTTTTATCATTGGCATAACAGTATCAAATCCTCTTTTGAATTTATAATTAAAGTTTAATACTTTTATGAACTTTTTTTTCCATGCGGAGGTTGTGTATTTTGCGTCTTTTATTAAAATGGGGTTATCGTTTTTTTCTAATGGAATCCTAAAGTAATAGTTTTTATCTTGAATGTTTAGTATTGTTTTATTTATCCAATCTTTGCTATTAAAAAAGACGTCATCCAAGAAAATTACTTTATCAGCTTCTTGTACTATATTAAAGTAGCCCTCATAAGGGAAAAAACAAGGTTGGATTAATGCTAGTTTCATTTTGCGTCAAAAAAGAATAGATGGAATAATCTACTGTTCTCTCTATTGCTACCGAAATATTCGGTTGCTGAGTGAATTAATTTTGCATCCCATAGAACCAGTCTATTGAATACGTTTCCTACCGTATCAACTAATTCAAAGTTATTTCTATCATAAAATCCACCAGCAAAAATTTCTGAATGAATAATCATAGGATCATCAACTTCCTTTTCCGAGGGCTCTTTTCGCCAACCGTTTATCTTACTCTTGTAGAAGCTTGTTCCACATCCAACGGGCGCATCTGGAGTCAAATATACCGCTCCAGCCCATTGTTGTCCGTCTGTATGATATACGACCTTATCCTCTGCAGTGCAGAATTGAAAGCATCCGTTGGTGCCATAATCCCATTTTGTAATTTCTTTACCTAGAAGGTTTTCGAATGCCTCCTTGGTCCCTTCCGCTATATAAGTTTCATCCGTTCTATTACCCTTGTGGTAATCTTCGTGTTGAATCATATCCGTTCTTAAAGCTAATTCTCTTACCTTCATGGGGTCGGAATAAAAATTATCAATCACGACAGCCTCCCTTTTAAGCTGTGAATTTATTGTGACTGAAGACAGATCTAATTTTTCGAATCCTTCTTTTTCTTTGTCCGTTAATTCCTTTAAATCGACCCATATTTCGTTTTCAATTTTGCATTGTAATTTAACTTTAGTGCTTTTATCTGTTAAGAGGTTCTCTTCGTTTAAATGAATATCTATATAAAATCCCGTAAATAGCATTAAATCGCTATTATAAAATTGTTTTACATCTTCTCGTTTAATGCCGTATTTTGCTCCACCCACTTCGACATCGTTTGCGAGCAGCCTTATATCTGTGACTTCTTTTTCCTCTATAGTCCCACACCAACCCCCTATATACAGCATTTCTCCCGTATTTTTGATTCGGTCTATGTTTAGATTAATACCCTTTGTTAAAGTTTCGTGCATAATACTTTATGGTTTTCTTTAATCCATCTTGAAGTTTTGTTTTTGGAGCCCATTCTAGTTCCTTTTGTATTTTCTTGCTGTTTATGGCGTATCTAAAATCATGCCCCAATCTGTCTTTTACATATTTTATATATTTTTTATGGGATACTTTAAATATCCTACAAATTTCGTAGATAATTTCCAAATTAGTTTTTTCACAATTGGCTCCCACCAAATATGTTTCTCCTAGTTTCCCTTTTGTCAGTATTGACCATAAGGCTCTACAATGGTCTTTAACATATATCCAATCTCTAATATTCTTTCCCTCACCGTAAACTGGTATTTTGTCTTCTTCCAGAATTGATCTAATTATGGTGGGTATAAATTTTTCTTGATGCTGGTTTGGACCATAGTTGTTTGAGCAATTAGATATGGTTATCGGTAATTCATGGGTATTGAAGTAGGCTCGAATTAAAAAGTCAGATGAAGCTTTAGACGCGGAATATGGGTTCCTAGGGTCATACGCCGTATCTTCTGAAAATTTGTTATCGCCTTTATTTAGGTGGCCATATACTTCGTCTGTAGATACATGGTGTAATCGCTTTATTTTGAACTTCTGAGCGCATTTTATCAAATTGAAGGTTCCCACCACGTTACTCTCAATAAACGCGTCAGCGGCTAAAATAGAGTTATCTACGTGTGTTTCTGCGGCTAGATGTACAACGTGTGTGATGTCATGTTTGTAAAAGGTATCATATACGTCAGAGTAATCCTTAAGATTAACCTCTTGGAACATATATTTTTCATGATTATCAAATTCTTCTACATTATTTAAATTCCCAGCGTATGAAAGACTATCAAGATTAACAAGCTTGCAAACTTGTTTTTTATTGATTACGTGTCTAATAAAATTAGAGCCAATAAACCCGCATCCACCTGTGACTAATAAATTCATAAATAATTTAAATGTTCGGAACCCTTAAGGAATTCTCCATGTATCTTTGGTATGTATTTTTCTAGCGATGTTTTTATCTTGTCGTGCCGTTCTTTATCTACGCCTACTTTTTTATAATGCCATTCTATGTATAATTCGTCAATATATTTTATTGATTTATCATCTATCATTTTTTCGAGCACCTCATATTCTGCTCCCTCAATATCCATTTTTAAAATTATATAGTCTTTTTCTTTGAAATTTGTTAGTATCCATTCGCTAAAGTCTATGGCGTCCACAATTAGTGGATTGTCTAAGTCGTTTTCTTTATGACCGTTGGGGTGGGTTTTCTCTGTTAAAATACTGCTTCCATCTCCGTCATTTCTATCTAGGTAAAAATTTATCTTTTCATTCTTAATCCAAACGGCGTTATTCATTATCTTATCTTTGGGGTTTTTTTGGGCGTAATCTTTTATCAAGTCGAAATTAGGCTCGAAAGAAAATATTTCATAATTTTTTTCAATGTACTTTCTTTGAGATTTAAACTTCCTTATTGATTGTCCGGTATTTCCACCACAGTCGATAAACGCCCTTCTTTTGGGGTTCTCGCTAAAACCATTTTTCCTTATCCAATCTATGGTATATCCTATTCTAGAAAATATTTTGTTTTTGCTGTCTATTTGTAGTTGTGGGTAAAATTTATGTTCAATATGCCTTAATATTGCTTGGTCTGTTCCACACCCCTTAGGAAAGTTAATCGCAGCGTTCCCCCATTTCTGTAAGCCCTTATCTAGTATTTCTCCAGACTTCATCAAAGTAGATAGGCGTTTAATTAATTCTTGGTTTTTATACCATTTCTTTGCTGAAAGATCATCATCCGTAACATACTTTATAACTTCTTTAAATGTTTTAATTATGAAATCTTTTTTTCCTATATATGCTCCAGCGTTCAAATACCAACCACCATGCATTTCTTTCGCCCAAGCTTTTGCCGCACGAGACTCCTTAGATTCATTATAATATCCGTCTGAAAATTTTGTTGCGTTAAATAGCAAATCACAATTAAAGTCATTCAAAAATGTACTTAATATCTTATCTGGGCTCTGGGAAATAAAAACGTCGTCCGTGTCAACAAACATTACATATTTTTTGTCTTTTACCTCTTCGCTCTCTAAATACTCCAGATAGGGAATAAGTCTTAAGGTATTGCTCCAAGGATGTATGTTTAAATGTAAGCACGTATAATTATAACACTTATATTCTTCCATCTGCCTTTCCAAGAAGGATTTTTCCGTATGATTGTGACAGCCTATAACAAGCATGTTTTCCGGAATTACAAATTTTTTAGGTAGCAGTCCATTTTCTCTATGAAACTCCCACTCTTTTACTGCTCGAATTTGGTCATGATAAACAGGAACCATATTTTCATTTTCTCCAGCGAGTCAAGGATTCCGCGAGAGCTTCTTCTGTTGTCCTAATATTAACTCCTGTAGATAAAAGTTTAGAGTTATCTAGAATACAGTTAGATCTTGGAGCACTTGCTCCAATTTCGTAAAACTGTTGTTCACTCTCAAAAAAATCAAAATTCTTATTAATATTTAAATATCGATGCATAATCTGCACTACTTGTGCAGTAGAAACAAATCCAGAATTTACAATATTATATATCCCGTAGGGGGCTTTCTTTTTAATTAAATCATAACAAGCATTAACAAAATCATATCTATGAGACACAGAGTTTTTCATATCAAGTAATTTATCATAATTAAGAAGTTTAGACAAATAGTTTCTTGGGCTATTTATATGGTCAAAGGGTATTCTAAGCCTACATACATAAGTCTTATCTCTGTTGATTAATTCTTCTGCTAAAGCCTTGGTTCCAGAATAAAACGAACCATTATTAGTTTTAAAACAAAAATTAGGGGGGTCTTCTTCAGTATATTCCTTGTCATAGCCATTATATATACAACCAGAAGAAATATGACAATATATAGCGCCGAATCTAGCGCAGAGATTGGAAAGCATCACTGGGAATACGACATTGCCAGCAATCGTCTCGGCCTTGCGTGTTTCACACGCGTCTACATTGGGTTTTCCAATGAATCCAGCACAATTAATAACAACATCATATTTACATGCTCCTATTTTTAAAAAGAACGAATTTAATTCTTCATAATTAGTATAGTCTACTTCACTTCTAGATAATGCATTGTATTCTATATTCCGTCTTTTAGCTTCTTCTACAAAAGCTTTACCAATATAACCAGATTTACCCAAAATTAAAATCATAATTATTCGTCTTTTTCCTCTGTTTTGTTTAAATACCACATTCGAAATAAAAATACAGCGCCAAAAATAGCTAAAGTTAAAAACAACCAGCCAACAATAGATTTACCTGTCTCAATCTGGGTTTCTGTTGGCTCAAAAGGCTCTGGTTTATCCTTTTTGGGTGGTTGATCTTCTTTGTCAGGCAAAATTGGATCTAAAACAGCCTCTCCAATATTAGTAAAATAGCCGCCAACCTTTTTTATCGTCCCACAACCAGCAAAAGAAACAATACCAAATATCAAAAACACCAAAATTATATTATTTTTCATTTTTTATTAAATTTTCTAGATAAGTTTTATACTCGCAGTCTGAAAGTTCATTTATTATATCTTTTAATTTGTCTTTATCTATAAATTTGCTTCTTAACGCGGCCTCTTCAGCGCACCCAACCTTAACACCCTGTCTTTTTTCTATAACTTCAATGTATTCTGCTGATTCATGAAGCGCGGTTGTCGTTCCTGCGTCCAGCCACGCACACCCACGGTTAATTTTATGTACATTTAATTGATTTTTATTCAAAAAGTGCTTATTTACATCAGTTATCTCTAGCTCTCCTCGCTTTGAGGGCTTCAGATTCTCCGCGACTTCAACAACAGTATGGTCATACAAGTAAAGTCCGGGCACAGCGAAGTTACTTTTTGGTCTTTTGGGTTTTTCCTCTAACGAAATCGCCACCCCTTCGTCATTAAACTCCACAACACCATACCTAGAGGGGTCTTTTACCTCATATCCAAATATCGTTGCCCCACTTTTAAAGCGTGAGAACGCTTTTTTAAACACACTAGAGCCAGCAAATATGTTATCGCCCAAAATTAGCGCCACCTTTTTGTTTTGGATGTGTTCTTTTGCTATAATGAAGGCGTCCGCTATGCCTCTGGGCTCTTCTTGTATAAGAAAATTAAATTTTACGCCAAATCGAGCGCCATCGCCCAATAATTTTTTATAATTAATTATATTAATTGAGTCGCTAATTAATGTTATGTCTTTTATCCCGTTTTCTATTAAAGTTGTAAGGGGATAATATATCATAGGCTTGTCATATACAGGTAGGAGTCCCTTGCTGACGATTTCAGTTAAAGGGTATAGCCTACTTCCCTTACCTCCGGCTAATATTATTCCTTTCATTTATCTTTTGAACGAGTTATTTCCCAAACGTAGATTCCCATGTGGCCGTTAAATACTTTTTTATATTTCATGCCATTTTCATCTACAAAACCGTTGCTTTCTTTAGATTTTTCTTTTTTTGATTTACGCTGCTTAGAACCATCTTCTCCGTTGTCTGGAATTTTCATGCTAATATATTATAACGCGTATTTAGTTCGCGTCAACTCTTTGTTTAACTGCGCGAATATTTATTAATATTTATAAAAAATCTAGATTTCAGGGGGTCGGGCAGATAAAAATCAAGCCCCCACCATGAATATTCGCACACAGATACCCTTGTTTTTCAAAAAAAGGGGGTGGGTCACTTTATAGCAACCCACTTCCCAATTTCAATATGACATACAACATTAACAAAGATATAATCAACAACATAAACGTTCTTTTGTTCCTTTCATTGATATAATATAACACACAATCAAAGTCTTGTCAAGTGATTTTCTAAAAAAAGTTATTCACAATAATGAATGACGTAGAAAAGGCAGCGCGCCCCGCGCCAAATAGGCCAAATGCTTGTATTTAAGATATTTGGCTTATCTTAGAAATACAGCGCCAAATGCGCCAAATGCTTGTATTTAAGATATTTGGCTTATCCGAGAAATCCGAACACCATCCCAATCAGGACGCCTATCGCTCCACCAATTAAGAAGCCACATTTGAAGTCTGCTGTTGTTTTCATATACCTTAATATACCACAGAACGAAGGTAATGTCAAGCGATTTTTTTGGTTTAATTCTCGCCGCCCGTTTCATGCCAAACGCCTTTTACAAATGGTTATTTGGAGCTTGTCGTTAATCTGAGAAATTCAATTAGCAAAAATTGTTGTAACCAGATTCCTTAAATGTTTGCCCACTGCGGTGGATTACTTTTGGCTCGCTAAAATGCTTTTCAAGAATGTCAAACTGATGTTCGCTTGTGCCTCTGTTGTTGGCGTACTCTAACATTCTGAGCTTCATGCAAGCCTTGGGAAAGGTTTCTTGCATCTTGGCGACAGCAAGATTCTCTTGCGTTGTGGTCGGTACTTCGTTAGTTGGTAGGTTTTTCTTTTGCATACTAGTTAACTTTTACAAATTCATCTACATTCATTGACCAGACCGAATCAATTACTCTACCGTCTGGGCTTACTTCTATAATCTCAACGCCGCCAACCAACAACTTGGCATCGACTGCGTGCTGCAAGCACTCGTGTGCTTCCTCTAGTAATGCGTCAAATGACTTGCGACACTTGACCCGTGAGTTGAATACATCACCCAGAAACCAGAGTTCATAGGTGGCTTGCTTGTTATCTTCTTTAATCATCATGCGTTCAGTATATCACAGAGGGTGGGACATCCGTAGACCCACCTTAAAACTTTTCTACAAAAAATTCTTCGCCCCACGCTTCCAAGTGAAATTCTTGCTTGGGTAGCCACCCCATCCAGCCATCCGATGCGCGAACGAGCCACATAGGGGGGAAGGCGTTATCATTGCGACGTTCTAAAATGAAACCTTTTGCTCCATGCTCACGAATGCGATTTTTGGTGCGGGTAGTAGCCTTACTATTGGGGCTGATTAGAATGCGCTGTTCTTCAATGTTCATGAGTATAATATAACACATAAAGAGCCACTTGTCAAGGGATTTTTTAAGAAAAGTTATTCACAATTGTCTTGGCACAGAATAAGCTGCCCTTAGTACTCCAAGTCCCATACGCTGACACGCTCAAGCGGAGCCCATTCTACGGGGTGCTTTAAGCCCCACCAGTCATTTTTTGAGATCCTGATCGCCTCATAGGCGGTCATTTGGTAGTAGTTGGCTGTGCTGCCATCGTTGAAGGTGATAGTCCAATCTTGTTTGGGTTCATTGCCGAAGTCATACATCATGCTATCAATATAACACAGAATGCCCCCCTTGTCAAGTCTTATGACACAAGTTTTTTTGACACCAGATCGGCAGCGGTTCTCATGCCAAGCAAATGGCAGGCCAAGCACGCCAAAGGCTTGTATTTAAGATATTTGGCTTATCTGAGAAATCTTTGAGAGATTAGTATTCCCAGCCACGCTCCATTGCATCAGCGCATGAGTCACAAGTGCCATGGTCAGAGGACATCTCTTTCTCAAGCCCACACCGCTTGCACTCCTTAACTACATAGTCGTATTTCCCAATAAACCGACCAACGTACTCGTCGCCACGGTTATCATGCTCATAGTAATTGCTACTCATAATCATATCCCTCCATCTGATTGAAGTCAGCAAGGTCATCCATGCCTGACCCGTCACCGGGCCAACACCCACCCCACCCATCATAGGGTTGCGCCTCCTCTGGCTGCACCTGTATCATATCACGCAAGGGGTGAGATTTGTCAAGTTTTGAATTAGGGTATTCGTTCTCATTCATTGGTACAATATAGCACACAAAGCCCCATTTGTCAAGGGAAAAGTTATTCACAGTTTCGTAAAATCGACGAATTTCACACCTGAGAAATCACCCCTTTTTACGAAATCTTTTTACCAAATACCCCGCAAAAACAAGGTTATCTCTCAAAACAATTGCCCCCTTTGTCGCTCATTAATTGCCATAATTGATTGACAAAAAAGTTTGCCGCTCACGGGTGATCGACAAATAAATTTGCCGATCAAAAAAACAAGAAAATGATTGACAAACTTGGCACGAATCCGGCTGCACATTCCATGCCACCCCCCCTAGGGGGGTCTCTCATTCTGTTGCCACGCAGAGGTTGCGCCGAGTCTTAACTCAGGGGCAAGAAGCCGTGACTACATCCGATTATAATCGGAGTAAGGGTCATCCATGTCTGAATGCCACTCCATGAGATTTTCCTCACGGAAACGACGGTCAACAGGATGAGGCCGATCTAAACAGACCAACCAACCCCTTCCATCACGAGGAGAGCCAACCACTTGGCCCTTCTCCCCGTTATGGGTCACGACTTCCATGCCTAGTGCTATGGTCGTCATAGATTTCAACATATACAGAACCGCTAGGGGTGCTTGGGCTTACGCCTAAAGCTACCCTTGCCCCTCTTGGGCTTGTGGGGGCGCGTGGCGCTACCCATCAACCCTTGAGGGTTTACTCTGGCTTTGATATTTTTGGTTTTAGCCATCTTGCCAATCTAGCGTTTCTTCCACTTCTTCATCTGAAGGGATTTCAACACCCTCACAGATTTTGTCAAGGAGCTTGCGAGTGCGAGCCTCTTCAATCTCCTCCTCGTTCCATATGTCTACTATCTCATCGAACATACCTAAATATAGCACATAAATGACCCCCTGTCAAGGGCTGAAATGCATTTTGTGAATAACTTTTTCCTTGGCACGAATCCGGCTGCAAATCCCATACCAAATAGAGAGGGGGGTAGGGGTGCGACCCCCACCCTCATAGCCACCCCCAGCGGCTATTTGTACAAATGCTTGATTACCAACCCGAGCAATAGCACAATCAATATTGTGGCCAATATCATAAGCTATTCGTCTGAGCCGAATACCATATCTTGGCAGCATTGGCATAGACCGCTAATGCCATACTCCTTGCGTGAGAGTTCGTCATTGAACTCAAGGTTGAACTCGCCGCACTTGACACATTGACCGTTGTGCATCGCCACGGTGCGGCTACGGCCAAACATCTGCATTCCCATGTCCTCTTTGAACTGCTCTAACTTGCTTAACATATACTATAATATAGCACAGGTTAGGCTATCTGTCAAGGGGTTTTTTTCACTTTTTTTTCTTGGCACGAAACCGGCTGCGAATCCCATGCCAGCCCTAGTCACGCTGCGTTTAAAGCGTAGGGTCGCAACTGGCTGGGGGCGGTATTAGTACCGCCTGCCGTCTGGGTTGACCTTGCTCCACTGGTCAGCGATACCACTTGGTAGCTGGTTGAGGATACCCAACACCTCGTTGAGCCTATCCTTCTGCTGGTTGAGCAGGGCAACCGTAGCCTTGAAGTTCTGAACGTCTTGGTCGGTGAGCGTCTGCACGTCAGCCACAGCATTGAGTTGCTGGGTGAGTTCAGCGGCTTGTTGAGAGAGGGTGATTACGTTGTTGTTGTCTTTCTTGTTTGTCATATTCCTATAATATAGCACACAAATGGCCTCTTGTCAAGGGCTGAAAGGCACTTTTTTTCACTTTTTTTTCGGCATGAGAATGGCTGCAGTTTTCATGCCAACGTATAATTGTTATAATGATCCAAGGCGTGTTATTTATGATATTTGTATCTATTTGGCAGATATGAGAAGACACAAAAAAACGCGAGCCAAGAAGAAAGGACAAAACACTTGGCTCACGTTCTGAGGAACGGACGTTATGATTAGCCGTCCGTTTGCTGTAGGTAGGTTTCAACCTCGTCAGCACTTGCCATAGTTAGATTGTCAGCTTTTACTGCAACCAACTTGTTACTGTGCGACCTTGAACAACTCACGGATGAGCTATTCAGTTGTCCCCTTACCCTTACAATTTCGTTTCCTGCTTTGTACAGGCTTCCGTTTCTTACTTCTTCGATTTTCATGTTAAATCTATTATAGAGGTTATTTATGTTATGTCAAGCACCTTTATAGCTCCGACAGTGGCTTTGATTCAAACCACAAGTCACGCTCAACGTGTAGACCAAGCGGCCCACGAATAGACTCAAGCTCTGCCAAGCTAAAATAACCAAGCTCCTTCTCAAAGCCGTCAACCAACCCAAAGAATGTATCTTTTCCGTCGAACTCTGTAGCATACCAAGTCCAGTTCGCGTCTGGGGTAAAGAATTTCGCAATGGCTTTCGGATCTTCGACCTCCTCTTGGGAGTAGAGTTGAGGAAGTTGCATCTGTAGGTCTTTCGTCATCAATTTCATATAGTATAATATAGCACAGAAACGGGGTTTTGTCAAGGGTTAGAAAGCACTTTTTTTCACTTTTTTTCTTGGCACGAAACTGGCTGCGAATCCCATGCCACCCCCCGAGGGGGGTATAGGGTATTTAGGCTTTCGCCGCCACGAGGTCGTCAAACTCCCACATTGTGCCAGCCGTGTTTCCCTCTATGTGGTCCCCGTATTCAGGGATGCGCCCCTCACGGAGCGAAGCGATGTTCTTGAGGTCTACCTCAGTGAGATGCGAATACCCTCCATTGCGTTCGGCAATGTCCTTTTGGAGACGGCTGATGTGGGAGGCGAATAGTTCTTCTAGTTTGTTGTTCATCATAAGGATACAATATAGCACAGAAACAGCAATCTGTCAAGGGCTTTTTTGAAGTTTTTTTAGTTCTGTGGGCGCAGCCGATTTCATGCCAAATCCCAATCGCTTGGACCGAATGAATCATTACCTTTATCTTTATTTTTTCTTATTTGGTCAGCTAACCCCTCAAGAATCTTACTAGGATTTGGAGAGGTTCGTAATAGACTAGCCAACAGCCCTAGATGTTCATAATCCTTATCGGGTGCGTCCTCCCACCCATGGTGTTTGGTCCATATAGCTGAACGACGTGTGCGGCTATTTTGAAATATAGCAAATTCTGGAACTTCATTATTCATTGTTATATTCTTACTAGTACCATTTTCCGTTTATAAACGCTGGGCCTTGCGGTAACTCAAACCGCACCTCACCAGTCATTTGTAACTCGGTTACAGTTACACCCTTGGGTTTGTCCTCTAGTTCGTTTAACAATCTTACGAACTCCGCTTCTACTGGTTCAGTGCCTTTGTCCATTCTATCTTATCTTCTAATTGTTCTAATACTTTTTGTTTGCTACCCTTAAAACCAAATTCTTCTTTAGTGATGGCGTACGCAGATCTACCGTTGCGTCTCATTCCAAGAATCTCAAGTTTAAGCGCACCCCGTAAGGCTTTTAATCTAAACAGTTCAATGAATGTAGGGTTGTCGTATTCTACCATTATACTAGCTCCTTTGTTGCTGTTGGTTTCTTGCCCTCTCGGACTAGGTTAACATCCCAGCAGACAGCATTTAATAGTTTGCTCTTATCTACGTTTCTGTTGCTTGCGATTACCGCCATCGTAAAGATGAAGTCGATTCGTTTTGATTCTTCTTTTGTCATAATCTACATCCATTCAGGTTGGTAGTCGTTAAGATTCTCACATTCTAAATCATTGCAAGTGTAGCTAACGTGGTCACGAAATACATTCTTGCGATGCTCTACATCTTCAGGAGCAATGTAAGCTAAATTGTCCTCACATTCTTCCCAATCTTCTCTAATAGGGTAATCTGGCAAATCATGCACAGAGCAACCAAGTCGAGTGTAACATACTTCATCCACGGCCTGAACGAAGTCCTTAAACGTGTAGTTTGTGTCTTTCATATAATACAATATAGCACACAAAGCCCTGTTTGTCAAGGCATTGTGAATAACTTTTCTAAAGAGTGTCCTTTACGAGATGGTTGGCGATTGGGCCGAGGCTTTGCTCGGTGCGGTACTTTGTAAGCTCCCGAATCTCACTCACAAGGGTTACATCAAGAAACGCTTGCTTTGAATCGCCAAAGAAATCAACTTCTAATGTTCGCCCGTCAGCCATGATGCGGGTCACGATTCCGGTACGACCACAAAATTCACTACGATGGTCGGTTACTTTAACCTCGTTGTTGAGGAGGAGTTGAGCTTCTTGTTGGATTGTCATTTCTTCGTTTTTCATTGATACAATATAGCACAGAATTGTCAGTTTGTCAAGGGGTTTTTTGAAGTTTTTTTCATTTTTTTCTTGGCACGAAAACTGCAGCGTTTTCCATGCCACACCCCCCTAGGGGGTGGGGGGGCGTGGGCTAAGAATGTATTATTTATTTGTTATTTATCAATGTAACCTTCTTGTACGAGATAATCGCAAACATTCTGAAGTTGCCAATCTTTGATGGTGCTATTAAGGATTATTTCTTGTCGCTGGTGATCGAATAATATTGGGATCCCACCTATTACTATTCGCTCATCTCCCCTGCAACCCGGCGTGTAATAATTCGGATGAAGTTTTAATAGTTTGTATTTCTTTCTCATCTCCAGTTCAGCCTCGATAGAATCGCGGTCAAGAATACTACAATTATAATTGTGATCCATATCATTTCCACTCTCCTTCCTTATATTCACGGACGAATCCGTTCCATTGTTCAGGTGTTGCTACTGTGGACTTGTAAAGTAAACCAACGATTTTTCCCATTGGGTCTAGAAACCTTAAATCGTCAGCATCTCCGTTTAACACTTCGACTCCGCCGAAATCATCAATAGGTAATGTACCACCCCCATACACAACCGCAACGTTGACGCCACGATTCAAAACGTCTTTAACCGTAGCATCACTCACATCCTCACTGTGTGAAAATGTCAAATGATAATTCTTGGGGAGCTTACCGTTTGCATAATTAGCAATGCGTGTAAGACTCTTTGTGTAATCATAGAATTGCAAACCCTCCCATTTTTCCATAATAGACTGACCTTCAATCCGAACATTTTCCCAAGGCAAATCGCTTGTACCATTAAGACGGACGCAAGGAATTTTGTTATGCTTTGAGGCTTTCTTAACTAGAGAAAGAATCTCACGATTAAGCTGCGTCATAAACGCATCCCGCTCTTTAGCGAAGAATTTTGTTTTGTTAATTCTTGCTTGTTTAATGGGGTTCATTCGACCACGACCAGAAGTAAACAAACACGCTGCCCGACAGCCTTCGCTGGCATTTGGGCAAGTGTTAATCACTCCGCTTGCATCACTAGGGGCAAGGTAGGTAATGCCCGTCATATATCCTCTTTTCTGTCCTTTGCGAGTTTTCGCGTTGGTATCGACTCCGAGTAGTTTCATAATAATATTCTTTCTATGCTTGGTTTACGCGACCGTGAGATACCGCCTGTTGAACCGAGCGGCTTTTCCATTCTTCTTCATCAAAGGGCTTTGCTTGTGCAGGGTTTTCCCTCGACTCAACTCTACCCAATGAATAATCATACACGACAGGGTTCGTGGACATGAACACCTCTGTGTTTTCCATGAGTTCAGCCAACCGCTTTTCTGCTAGTTCTTTAGCTGATGGCATCACGCCACCCTCTACACCCTTGAAACTCTCTGGATGCAAATTCAACAATAAATGTAATGATGAATTGAGAAAATACTTTTTCGCACGTTCTTCGTCTGTGACAATGTAGGAGAAAGTCTCACACATCTCATGTAACCCGCCGCTTGTTGCGCCGTGATTCCAGAATGAGTTATACTGTTGTTCCATTTCTTCTGGGTCATTAGATTCAATACCAATGAGCCAGACCGTTCCGAGTTGTTGTAGTACCAGTTTCATATATCTATAATATCGCACATAAAGTGTTAAAAGTCAAGAGACAATGTGTCACACCTTCCCAATCTGATGAATATAAGATTCAACATCTTCGGGAGTGCACCACCCTTTAACTGTATCGCCCCAATCGTCAGGGTCAACCATGTGATTGTTGAAGAAGCAACCAATTTCATACAAGCCCTTTTCGCCGCCATACGAAAACTTATGTCTCACCACGGAAACTTCATAGCCATTCGGCAATTCTACATACGCCTGAACCGCACCCGCTCCGTGTGTTTTTGAGATGTCATTAAACTCCAGTTCGCTGAATTTCATAATACAATATAGCACACAAACGGGGGTTTGTCAAGGGGTTTTTTTCACTTTTTTCACTTGGCACGAAATCTGCTGCCCATTTTGCGCCAAGGAAGCTCCCCCAAATCGGGGGAGCTCCATGTTTACGAGGTCCTACAGTTCTCGGGCACACGGTACCCGGAGATTTTGCATGCTACTCAGTAACAACCACCGCGCTATTTTTGGCGGGAGTCCAAAGCGTCTCCAGTCGCTTTTTGTTACGAGCAGCCATGTCAAACTTTTTGAGAACGTTGCCAGTCACACGGTTGGCGTATTCGAAACGCTCGTCCGCCACCTCATGGGTGAGATGCTGAGTCACCGCGTTGTTCAGGTTGTAAAGGTTACGTGCCTTATCCTCTTCGTGATCAGGATTGTTCCAAATCTTGGCGATGCTTTCGCGCACCTTCTCGCTGAACACTTTGCCATTCGCCAGATTCTGCAAGATGATCAGACCTTGCTCCTGAGTAACAGGCTGTTGAGCCATCCGACCGTAAACGTTCAAGCTGTCCTTGAGCTTAGCCAATGCGCGATCCAAAGCGTCTTCGGTAATGATATCGCCAATGTTGATGTTGGTCGAATGCTTGCGCACCATCTCCACCTCTTTTTCAGTGGTCGTCATGCCATTGGTGCATACGAGCCGAACCAATCCAAGAGCAAAGGAAATGCGCAGCGTGCGATCAAATGAGTTTTGAGCAGTAAGGCGATAAGCCATGGTGTCCCCAACCTGAGGAACGTCAGCCCTAAATAGGTCTCCGCCTAAATCGTACTGCGCTCGCATCTTGGCTCCACCCTCAGTCACAATGACTTTGCGTGTAACATCGATGCCTCGATCTTCGAAAGCTTTGTCTGCGCGGTTAATGATATCCTCGTGCTGTACAATTCCGTAGCGTTCGGTTGTCCAGCCAAGAATGTCGTCATTATCCTCACGGACATTCATGAAATAACCGGATTTACCTCCGAGGGTTGGGTGTGGAACCTCGACCTGCCTCACTTTAAAGTCAAAGCCGCTGTTGATTTCTTGTTTTGCTGTAATAGGCATCTGTAGTACTCTCTTTCTTTTTTTGGTTAGTTAGTGTTATTCTATTCTTCTATCTTACAGGGATTTTTTCCTGCGTCAAGCTTTTTTCTTAAAAAAATGGTGTTGGTGTAAGGGGCTCGAACCCTCCCCCGTCCCTATCGTATCACCTTCACGCCTTGTTATGGAGCGTCCTCCCAGCGCGTCGGCTTTCAGCCACGGGCGTTGCTGCGGTGAACGACTTTTGTCTCACAACTCGTCCAGCACTTCCATTTCTCACCAACATTATACTATAATATAGCACACAAAAGGGGTTTTGTCAAGGGCTGGGAGGCATTTTTTTGAAAAAAGTTTTGGCACGAAACCGGCTGCCGATTTTGCGCCGAAGTCAAGAAAAAAACATTAATTTAACTTTATTTATAGAATATAATTGTTCCCAGCCGATTCTTATTTGCATTATTACATTTCTTATTTGCGTATTTGGACATAACCTGTCAAAGTTCACCTCGCAATATATTCTCTTACTATTATTTACACTTTTATTATTCCTATCCAAAATAAATCAATAACAAATTACAATTTAATTGCTACACTTATTTTATTATATTTGAATTAAAAAAAATTGCCCCCCGTTTCCGAGAGGCAACTTTCTACAACAACTAACACTTCACCTATTTATCTAAATCCTTTAGGTACTCCAATCCTTTGGACGTAATGGAACGCCCCGTGGTTGTAATCTCCATCAAGTTGTGCTTCTGCAAATACAACTCGAAGTCCTGACGTAAGCATTGCGGAGTGAGTCCAGTTTTCGCAGAGAGGTTCGTCAAGCTGCACTCCTTCTTTTCAGTAAGGATGTTCAAGACTTGAACTTCAATACGACTTAAACCCAATGGCAATATACCGAGAGCGTGTCTTAACTCCCGCCACATATCCTTGGTCATTTCACTAGACCCACTCCGAGTGATGAACGAACTGATGTTGTTTGCCATCTTCTGTGCTTGCCGAGCATTCCCTCGCAATACAGTAGCAATCTCATCTTTTAGCCCATCTTCAAAATCAATATCGGGAAGGTTCCGCTGAATAATCTCGCCCAACTCATTGAAGGAATACTCCTCAAGGTCAATACGGTCACAACGGTCAATCAACGCATGAAACAGTTTGTGCGCCTCTGTGGTGGCGAACATGAACGTCTGTCTCCGAAAATCTAAATCAATAGTATAATCTTCATAAGAGAAAGAGGTGCGATTCTCTTTGTTCGGGTTAAGCATCGTAAGCAACGCCATAGAAACATCCTTGGGAAGCTCGCTCGCCTCATCAAACAAGACGGTACACTCACGCTCATTAACGTGAGGAATCATTACTTGATTAACAAATTGTCCCACCGACTTCAAGGTGCTGCAATTCAACTCAAGGAAGGGTTTGGGGGAACCATCATAAGTAAGGTTCTTGCCCGTAGCTTTCGCCATCATCGTTTTGCCGCATCCCTTGGGTGCGATAAACATCAAATGGGGCATGATGCTAGAAGCATTGTAGTTATCTAAATGCCATGCGAGTTTTCGCTTGGCGATGGGTTGCCCAACAATATCGGGCCAGTATTCTGTATTAGTCATAGGTTAGTTGTGTAGTGTTGTAGGGTTTACCAATCTTCTTTAGTTAATTCAACTGGTTGCATAGAAGTCTGATTCTTGGTCGTGGATGTGAAAGCGTCTGCCTCCAAATCTAATGCCTCTGCGAACCGACGACTGACTACAACAGTTGCGTCCTCTTTTAGAACACGGTTAAGCTCCCGAAGATTGATTTTAACGAAGCTACCCGCGCCTTTTGTTTTACCTCTTGCCATACTCTAATAGTAGCAGGTTTTTTAATAAAGTCAAGCCAATAAATTGAATTAATTATTCTTTTTATTCAGCCCTAATTCGTCGGATACAAGGTGGTGAACTCGTTCAGCCAACTTCTTGCCAACGGCGCAATGAGGGTTTGAGAGGACGGCAATCCTTTGATTGTAATTAAGTTTGCCATGTTCTTCCCACCATACTACTTTGTGGAGGGGCCAGTATTTTGAAGGTACATTAACCATAATAATAATATTTATATTTTTAGTTTTTGCCTGAAAGGATGTGAGATTCTTCCCACTCCCAACTCTCTGCAAGTTTGATAGCTTCCTTTGTTACATCGTCGGCAATGCGTTTATCGCTCCGGTTCTCGTAAGGGAAATTATTAATAATAATATCCTTTTTAAATTGCGGGAGTTTATTGACAACTTGATTCCATGCCTTCTCGTATAGTCTTGCCATGTTCTTGCTCATCTATATATATATTACAGCAATTTTCTGTTTAGTCAAGTCTCTTTTTTTGAAATAATCACATTTTGAAACTCCAATATTTATTAAAATTTATTCATGTTGATTATTATATTCATTATGCTCAATTATATTGTTATATTCATCATTATTACCCCAAAGTTCGGCCCACTATATTTCGACCAAATATAAAAAAAATTGCAATTAATATTTATAATTATTATATCTATTTACTGCTACTATATTTCGGCCTATTACAAAAAAATTTGCAGGTTTGAGGGGTGGCTTATTTCGCCGGAATATAAAAAAATATACAATTTAATAATATTTATTCGCGGCTGTATTTGTATTGGATTGTGATTTACTTGACATTAAAAAAATAATTGATATACTATTATTAGGCTAAATATATCTTCTAGCTTCTACTAGCCTACCAAATAAAAAAATAATATATCAGAAATAATATATTAATAAGGAATTTTTTGCTTGACTTTTGTATAAATAAATGTTACGCACTACCCACTATCCCACACTTCGCAACACCTTACTCCACTAAAACAGTCCATAATCAATAAATAATTAATAATATTCAACCTTTTATCTACCTACTGATGTTATCATATACCATGTAATCTTGCCAATAAACAAAACCATAATTATAGTTAATAACTCCATGTCCACACCTACTTCCTATGTAAGAAAGAACCAATTCATATATTGAAAAGAACTCTTTCTGGTTTACTTGTAGGTTGTTTTTGTAGTGCCTCATAATATTGATAAGTTTTTAAATTAATTCTTTATAGAATTTTTGTCTCGTAATTAAATTCGTATTGCTCCTCTGCTTGAGTTTGCACAATCTCGAAATGCAATGACTTGCCTCGCGCCTCATATGCTCTACGGACTGCCGCCTCACTAGCGTATTTACCCGCCGTAAGCTCCCAACGCTCATGCCCATCTCCATACCTCAATTTCATCCAGTACCGATTTTTCATATTGTTTCAATATAAATTCCTGTCGCTAATACCACCAACACGGAGGCGATAAATGTAATAATAATAAACATACAATCTCTCATTTTATAGACTCCCTATCATTTTTCGCACTTCTTTTTTAAAGGTGCGAACCTTCTTGGCTTGTTTTTCAAGGCCGTGTTTCTTATACTGTTGAGCCTTACGCTCAAGAGTCTCTTGAAGGCCATTAGACAAAGCGTTGTCTAGGTACTCTTTAATTGCTTGCTTGTCTGCCATAATATTTTATCTTTCCATCTGCCATTCTCGCTGGCGAAATTCTGTCATATACTGTCCCGCTTCAAACGAACCCTCAAATGGGCCTATATGTTTGCCATCGTCTAGTTCAACGTACCATCTTTCGCACACTCTCGGCATGAGGCGTTTGGCCTCCCAATTAGGGTCAAAGTATTCTCTTTTGTTAATTAATTTCATTTTAAATTCTCTATGCCTTCTACCCGTGTTCCGTCCCAATACCAACTGCCTTCGTACTCCTCTTGAATCTTGCGCGATTTGTTCATGCGTAGGTAAGAAAAGTCTCCAGATACCCCTTTAAAGCACCCAAAATCCTCTATGGGAAGCGTTGCTGTCTTGGGCTTGCCGTTCTCCATAAATTCAGAATCAAGCACTATACGGGCGTGTGTGGCGTGTTTCGGTGGCTTGGGAACTTCTACGGCCCAATCCGCTCTACCTACGATTGTTGTTGGTTTTGACTTAAATGGCATCTTTTTTACTTTCTTTTTCTTGGTGCGCTTTATATTCGGGCCAATACTTTACCCGCATCATTTCAAAAAATCGTTCATCATTACACCCAGCATAGACTCTTTTCCTTCTCTCACTTGCGTTTTCCATTCCTTTGGGCGGTTTGCGCTCATTGTATTCTCGTTTCACTGAATTAAATTAATTAATTATTCAGCAAGAGAGATGGGGCTACCGTGACTAGAGCGGCAACCCCATTCTCCTACCTACTTATCCTGCTGTGCTGCATTGTATCCCGCTGCATAGCCGTCATTCCAATCGTCGGACACTTCCTCATCCCAATCGACGTAATCATCGTCATAGGATTGCAGGGGTGGCGCGTCGATTGTCTCATAAACACCAACAACCTTATATTTAGAGGTGCGGAGTTTCTGACATTCGCAGTCGTGCGGCACACTTACAACGTCACTGGGGTCGATTTCAACAACCATTAAGTGACCTCCTCCGCTGGCGTACCCCTTTGCGTATTCGTAAGAACCCGCATGAAAACCAGCAGAACAACCGATGTTTGCATCATCACAAACAGTGTTGCGTGTCATTTTCAAGGTTTGACCAACAGAGTTATCGAATTTACCACTATACTTGTCGGTAAAGTCGTGATTTACCCCTTTGTATGCCAGAAAGTTACCGTCTGGCGTGAGTGGCATATTTTTATGCTCCAAGAACGCATATAGCTCGTTTGTTGCGCGAGCAGATGGGTTATCCATCAGCTTACCAAGAAACTTTACTAACGGTTGATATGGGAGATTTTCCCGCATAAAGTAAAGAAGCCTATCGACTACATGATTATGGATTTCTTCCCCATCATAGAGAACCTGTCCATCCACGACCTCGATAAGTCCATCACTGTATGCAGGAACCGCTTTGGCAACGTCAAACAAATCCTCAAGCAAGTCGAAATCTTCGGCTTGGAGGGCGAGTTTAGCACGTTCCCATGAAGGATGCGATTTTTGCATCGTTTGCGCTTTACCGTCAATTACAACGGTTAGCGAGTTGTCAGTTAGGATATGTGGTATCATAATTTTTCTTTCTCTTAACTCTACTTACAGTATATCAGCTTTTTTAGTTTAGTCAAGCTGTTTTTTAAGTTTTTGTTTCTTTTTTTCGGCTTTAAGGTCTGCTAGGATTTGTCCTACCATGTGCATCATGCCGCCATCGTAATCATCCATGATTATAGTATTCTTTTGGATGACTTCATACTTTTTTATCAATTTATCAATCATAGCTTCCGTATCCATTATCGTCAATTAGTTTCTGTATAAGATTTAATTTAATTTGTAAAGTGTTGTGTACGGTCATTTGTGATTCGCGGGTAGCCTTTATGTTATCCATATAAAATTTAAAAACTTCCTCAAAAGTCGCGTTCTCGGTGAGGTCATCGCTCCACCAAACTTCATAGTTTGGTCGTTTCATTCCCTCGCTGGATATTAATCCTTTGAGAGTCGGCCCAAATTTCTCCATTCTATCTAGCTCTTGCATGAATTTAGTTGATAGATTTAAATATGAATTGCCTTTGTCTATAATATTCTTACCTAGTTCTTCATTCAATTCTTCTTTATGACTATCAAGTTCGTCAAACATCTCCATTAGTTCTTCTTCTACTTCAAGACATCTGTTTGAATAGAAGTCATGGCTTGCCATGTTCATTTTGAATTGTTCTTTTTTTTCTTCTTCGTTCATAACTTAATTAATTTAAATAAATATTCACTGTTTGAGAAAGGGTGACGCAAGACAACCTATCAAATCTTGCGCCACCCATCGTGACGGCAACCTACACCCGCCTACGATTTTGATTTCTCACAAATGTCAATCACATTGACATAATTCTCAAGGCGTAACCTATCTTCTTTGGTCTGGTCGTGCCTCCACTTATTCGTATCAACGATGTAAAACATATCGTACTTATCAAAAACCTGTATAAGCTCGCCTAACAGGTCGTGCGATGGTTTAACGCCCTTCGGAGAAGAAAATTCCACGCCGAATGTTGACGCAACCTCTTGGATTGCCTTTATCTTTTTGTGGGTCTGGTTATCCTGCTTCATGGCGTTATACTTCTCAACAAATGAGCCTAGCGTTCCCATAGGGACTATGAGGTTCAGTTTGTTGAAGGTATGGAAAACCCCTTCGTCAGTGTAAACATCATCTTTGGCGCGGTTGTAGCGATACCCTTGATTATGTCGATGAAGTTCGTCAACTTTCTGAATATCAATCCACGCTTGGTGAAGATGCTCGTCCTCGATAATTTGCTTGAGTTGATTCTTTACCCAAGTAAACAAGTCAGTCCAACCGTCTTTACCCTCAATCTTTTGACGCTCCTTAACTTTGAAGGCGTAAATGTTTTTCGGAAACTTTAAGCCGATTTCCTCAAATGCGGTTTTCCAAGATGTAAGCGTAGCTGGGTCGTGATGTTGTTCGTACCCGTTCGTATTATTCGGTTGTTCAATGTGGAATTTATCAATGATTACATAAACGCCAGATTCGTTATCAACATCAACATCTGCAATCTTCCACCAATTAGCTTTCTTGCGCTCCCAGCGAGAGCAGTCATTATCAAAATCAAATTCAAAGCACTTCGCTGAATGTTTCTCATCCTTTGAACCGTATGAACCTGTTCCTCCTCCTGTGGAGTAACCAAACTCTGACAACTTATGCTGTGGTAGAGATGATAGTTTAACTATGTCTCCATCAAACTTACTTTCTTTGAGCCAATTAGCTTTCGCCTTTTTCGCAGTAACCATTTTTGATGTATCACTGTCGAGGTACGACTCAAACTGAATTAAGTATGGGGTTTTGCCTTGGGTTATGATTAATGGCAACATCTTGCCCATGACTCCACGGCGATGACCAACATCATTTTCGATGACAATGGTTCCCGAATCACATTCGATTCTGCTATTCTCATCTGGTTTATACTTGCTGCTCCTGTAAGACTTCTTAAAGGAGCGCAAGTCAACGCCTTGTGAATTGTATGTAGTAAAGGCAGACGAATCTACAACTTCACCGTTATACTTCAAAAGGCTTTTAATTACATCTTTGAGACGGTACAAAGGAGAATCTGTCCTAAATGTCGCTCCGTACAAGCATCTTGCTTCAAACAAAGTTTTGCAGCCCTTGAACCGTTCGCCAATCTGCTCCGCAAGCTCGTTTTGCGCTTGTTTCAATCTCTTTATGAGATTCTTTCGGGTGTATTCAGTGTATTGGAGTTTTTCGCGTGAAGCGGAAATTTCCAATTCCCCCAATGGAACGTGCAGAATCAAATTCTCACAAAGCAAACGCTTTAGTTCATAATCATCATCAGCTAGATTTAGCGCGTATTCATCAATCGGGTATCCGATGTTTCCCATGATTGCGATTGCGTCACCACGACTGTATCTGTCGTTGTTAACGTCAAGCCAAGACCAATCATCTGTGCTGAATAGCGCGTCCTTGTTGTCATTTTCAATAATAGCCTTCCATTCATGGTTGCTTTGCAACCCATGAACAATCGGCTTTGGTTTGAAATATTTAAATAAATTTATAGCTTTGGTTTTGAACTCATCGAAATCCCCGTCTTTAACAGGTATAACGATTTCCACACCATCAGCTTCATCGGTTTTCTCAACAGACAGTTTAGAGATTTGCCCAATTTGAGATGGGTCGATGTATGCGTTATATGAATGTTTCTCTCCGTTCAAATAAGAATTAATTACAAAGTTATCACCGTAGGCAAAAGCACTCTTGCTTCCCAAACCTAATTGACCAATTTGGTCGTTAGTGTTCCGTTTCGTTGACTCACCATAAAAAGCGTAAACCTCTTGGATTTCTTCGGGTGACAATGCCAAACCATAATCCCGCACTTTAAATACTGGATTCATTCGGTTGGGTAATGTGACTACGATAGGCTCATCTGGTTTTCCTGCTTCCACATGAGCATCATAAGCATTACAGGAGTATTCACGGATAACCGCAAGAGTTTTATCCGAGTAAAGTTGATTCCGTAGTACGTTAAATATGTGGGCTAATCCACTTTGCTTTATTCCAAACTTAACAGAGTCTTGAACACCGTGAGTTTGAACCGTAGTATTGTCGATAGGTCGTTGTTTCATACTCTTAATATAACAGGTTTTTTAGAAAAGTCAAGAGGGTTTTTTAACTTTTTTCACTTTTTTTAATTGTTACAATCATAGGATTTGACCTCCCATGTCATAAAACCATTCATTTCGTGGAATTTTAGGGCTTTTTCGGGTGAAATAAGGGATATTTTGCGCCTTGCAGTCTCAATGGGGGATTCGTCATATTTGACCCAAAAGGAAAAAAGCACCTCAAAAGAAGAACGATGGGATAAGCAATATAAAGCCAAATAAGGCTTACCTCCTACGCTTGGGCCAAGCTGGTTAGCCCACTTCTCTTTTTTTCCGACTGTTGACACTGGATAATTTTAATTACTTCATTTATGGTTTTAATATACTCTAAAGGATTCTTAACGGGAGAACTAAACTCGATAGTTAATGAATCTGGATGCGTATCTACATGAGCCATTAGTCTAGGGTAATGAGTATAAGATTTATCTTCATTGGAATGTGAAGAATCAACACCACTAAAATAAATGCTCGCGTGTGGATATTTTTTTCTCATATCATGCAATCTAACCCCTGCAACATTTTTCTTTTTTAATGTTACATTTAAATTGGTGACAATATCAGAAGAATTAATTTCAGAATTTTCTTTTACTTTGGAGTTTGACTCCCACTTAATCTTATATTTCATAGTTTGAATAAATTTAAATAATTATATGCACTTCACTATACTCAATCATTACACTCATAAGTCCAAAGTTTCTTTTACTTCTTCTACAACCTTGTGAACATCTTTCCAATCTAAATCTTCATCAAGAATACCATTGGAACACATTGACTTATCATAATAGCCACCAAGGTTTACGCGACAAGTTTCCGCAGTTACCCAAGTATAACCATGACCATTGTTATGTTCTTTTTCTTTACCTCTTATATGTACCGTAACAAAAGGTTTTGGTTCTGTTGGTTTAGCTAACCTAACTGTTGCCATGTCTGCGGGGAAATCCACCGTTTTCATGCGTGGAATTATATCCTCATTTTTAATTTTACCTTGAGCCGCGAGACTCAACGCCCTGCTATTTCTTTCCCATTTAATCTTCATTATCTTCCTTTGGAAAATGGTTTACTTCGTTGTTTGCTTTGCACACTTCCTCCCACCAATCCGTAGTATCTGGCAATACCGGATTGTCAAGGGGTTGCTGGTTTTGGTTTTTATCCTCTTTCATAACTAATTTTTTTCTCTAAATGTTCGATAGATTCATTAACGTAAATAACTCTACCATTAACAAAAGTTATCTCCATTTGCTTTGGTTTAAGGAGCGGTTGCGTCTCCTGTAAGACTTCGTTGGCATAAAGCACGTTATCCCAATTCACTAACACCTCTTTCTTGCCGTAGCTACAATTAAATTTAATATTCATCGGTCAGTTGAAAGATAAATAATAGACTGCTCCAATCGTTCTTTCATCTCTGAATGAAAATGGTCATGCCATAGTAGATGAGTGGTAATTGCTCCCACCATAGCACCTATAAATAAAAACAGTAGTATGTCTATTTTTTTCATTAGCAATCCTCCTTAATAATGTAATCGTCTTGCGTAACACTCTTACGAGCAAGGTTATCCTCTACATGAAGCAAGTGAAAGCTATCATTTTTGAACTGTTGTGTGGCGCATCCTGTAAAAATGACCGTTGATAATATAATAATGTATTTCATAATTTGTTTCTTTTAAGTCTCTAGTATATTCATTTTCTTTAATGTTGGCTTGAACGCCCATACTCCCTCATCGTCAATTTCTAGTATAAACGCATCCACTACCCGTGTTGATTCGTCATCTACAAGAACAAAATGCTCATGCTTATACGGATTGTATGTGACCTTGTGCCACTCACTGTCGCTAAATTGCACTTCGGAAAGAATGGTAGAGGGCCAATCCACCTTACCCTTCATTCTCTTGCCCTGTATGTAGGCGTGGACGTTCTTTCGTTTCTCTTTGCGTACACGCTCGTTTCCTGCCTTGCCGACCCTAAACACGGGGTCTAGCAACGAGATAGAGGTTACATGGTCTTCCACTAACCCCTTGTCATTACGGACACTAAAAACAGGTTTACCATTCGCAAGTTTGCGATTGAGATTCCTGTAAACTTGAACGTGACCTTTCATCGTACAACCATGTCGATGACGCTTACAAAGGCCAGTGCCACAACGACCATCAATAAAATCGGGAGGCTAAAAACAATAGTTAAATAAATAATTAAAAATATTTCTGGTGTAATCATATCTTCTGTTCTCCTATATCTAATTTAATAAATGCTGGTGTATATTCTCCAACGTATGCGTCAGCGATATTAAAATTAAAAAACTCAAGGGCTTCACAATAGGTCATATTGTCCCTCACCATAAGTATATCTAAAATGGTTTCATAATTGTAACACGCTTTCGGTGCTGCACCAAAGCTCTCAACTACACCAACGAACGCTTCTTCAAATCCATCTACGAGAAGGATGTCACCAATCTCCTCATCAGAATATCGTTCTTCTAAATAATTTTTAATTCTATCCATTTTAAATATCCCAATCATTTAACGCGCAATCTAATGCCCACTTCATATTGTACGTTTCCGGTGCATGGCGATGAAACTTTTCATACTCGCGCATTGCGCTCCACATAACTTCTGCTTGTAGACCATGCTCATTCGCGGTTTTTAATGCTTCTGCAACGGCAGATAAATCTTCATCTTGGTTCATTTTAATAATCTATTCCTACGTCTTGTTGCGGATATTCACTATCACCTTTAACTAACTCTGGTCGATGTGTTTCAATCATCTGCCGAATGTCTAGGCAGCGGTCAAAGTATTGGTCAACAGTGTATTCCCGCTTGCTTGGGTCTGGGCATCTATCATAGATTGCCATAAGTAATTCGTAGTTTCTCATGTTAATCCCTGTCGCGTATGTCGTTACCGTCATTGTCTAGGTAATAACCCGTCACATTCCATAGCGCATCATAGTTTGGCGCACTGTTCGGGGTGATGTCGTGTTTGTTTTCATAGCTTGCGATTTCCTCATCGTCTAGCCCCTCGTCATATCTTATTCTGCTTTTCATCGTTCTATCTTTTCAAAGTGTTTGTCTACAATGTCGCAGATGTCCTCACTCAAGGTTTCTGCAAACTCGTTGGTGAATACTGAAGGTACTACTTCGCCCTTCAGTGTTTCAAACATATTCTCCACATCTTCGTGAATGTCTGCTTTAACGTCTAGTATCTTGTATCCCATGTTATCCTCCGTAAATTAAGGTTCTCATTTCTTTCGCTACATTGACTAGAATAAACCAATCAACACTAATCAATAACATCTCTACTGCTGTTTTCATTTTTAGTCCTCCGTATAAAATTCAATCAACTCTTTGATTTCTTGTTTATGATGTTCTTCTATCTTTAGAATCTCGTCCGTGTGCCTCATGGCCTGTAAACTCACTAATTCTGCGTAGCTTGTTGCCATGACTTCCAGTTGCCTGTTGCCAACTTTGTGCATTCTGTCGATGATTGCCTCTTGGTCTTTGTATTCGCTATAAGTATAAACTATCATAGCCAATAAAGGTAGCATTGTACCCCAATAATAATATCTATGGTTAATTTTTATATTCATTCCCAAACCTCATCATCTTGCGGGATATTCTCCCACTCTGAATTTACCTTGTCCTCTTGTTCATCATCATAATCTAAAGTCCAAGCCACAATAATTAGTGCTACTACGATTGTCGCGCCGTGAATTAGTTCTACCATGATTTTAACTTTCTTTCTTTTCGTTCGTCTCTAGCATTTCCTTTTCGGATTGCGTAACTGGCAACTCAAGAGTAACCATATCTGCTTCGGCTTCTGCTTCAAGTTCTCTGTTCTGCATAGATTGTACCAACTTTAGGAACTCCATACGTTTTTTGAACTTTGCTTCTTTTTGTGCTTCTGCTTTACGGAGGTTTCTTTTCTTCCTCCATTGACGGGCTGTTTGCCCCTTTTTGTAATGCTTCGATTGTGGCATAATTCTAGTATAATGGGTTTTTTAATTTAGTCAAGATTTTTTTTGCCTTAAACCATCTTGGTACGGTTTTTGATTTCCATGTTGCAAAATACGCTTTCTCGGCGTTATAGTATGCGCGGTATGCTTTTACGGCGTTATGATTCTTATATTCATCGGGCATCGCTTGGGCGAATGGGGTTAGGCCAATCTCTTGGTCTAAACCTAATTTGTGAGAATTGTTATCGCACCAATCAATAGCGTTCAAGGATTTGTGTGTTTTACCATAGCGAGAAAAATATTCTTCACACAATTCGTAAGCATGGGTAAGTAGCCATTCATAATTTGCTTGAGACTCACGCGCCCATTTTGTGCATGGGTGATTGTAATAAGCTCGACGGTACGGTGCTTCACCGTTCTCAAAAGCAGAGCAAAGCATTTGTGCCGATTCAAGAATCATCTTGACAACGTGCTTGTCGCACAACTGTCTGGCGGCAATCTGGGGGTCAGAGTTAACTACAAAAATATTCATAATTCTATTCTACCACCTTTTTTAAAAAAGTAAAGAGATAAACGGCTCGTATTTTTTTAAATAATTATTCAATGCTCTCAACAGTCCCGTCAGGCCCAATCTCCAATCCACGATGCCTTTCTATCTCTACGACATCAAGTGACGAGAACCCCTGTTCAGTGTAAGCATCTTCAGCTTCGCGCTTTAAAAGCTCATCTTGTTTCTGCCATTCCTCCTCGACAAACTTGAGCATATCTTCAACTAAACGCGATTCATAAATCGTATTTTTTTCTGATGAAACTTTGCTTGCCTTGAGCGTTTGATAAACTACATCTAGTATCTCTTTATCATTCATTTCCATACCTCCCACCATTGTTTTTGTTTCTTATATTCTTTATTCGGTTGCGTTTGCTCGGACGCATCTCCAAGCTCATCGTCTATCCACCTCCATTTTTCTTCGGGCGTATCCCTCACCCACCAACCTCCATTTCCCGTTGGCGACCAATTAGGTGGAGGAAGGTCTGGGTTTGGGGTTCCCCGCTTTGCTTCTATAATTGTTCTACTCATAGTTGAAGTTGGAATTTTTGCTTCTGCGACACAATGGTATCTTCGGGTACGTCATGTACGTTTTGTCCACCGTGCCTGTTCTCCATTACGATAGAATGAACATCATAACCATACTTTTCTGCGAGTTTATAGTATGGTTTCAATTCCTTGCTCGTTGTAAAAGTGTTATGAACAAAGATTTTTTCTACTCTGCTATTCATCTTCTTTTCTGTCTGGTCAAGACAAATTCTATGGACAATCGGCAACCGATTTTTGCTAAACGCATACTTGCCTTTTGTAACCATCCAATCGTCCGCTGATAGCGACACTGACTTCTTATCCATCAGCGACTTCACGAATGAACTTTTCCCTGACCCAGATACTCCTCTGATTAAATATAACTTTTTATTCATTATCATTTTACTCATAATCTCTAATTGCAATCACATAGGGGAAGCGAGGTACTCCATCTGGAGTAAGATTAAAATACTTAATCGTCGCCTCCTGCCCAATTAATTCCTCTGCTCTTTGCAAAAGCTCCGCAAGATATTCAAACGAACCTTTAACATTAGAATTAAATTCTTTACCATCCTTGTTTTTGAATTTAAAACACTTAACTGTGCCTGTGCGATTGCCTTCGCCTTCTTCATATCCAAGAATAGTATATTCTTCGTCGATAAACTCCTTACGTTTGAGTAGCCTTGGCGAGCGTTTATTCTCGTAAGGCCCATCGAGCCTAACCATTTGCCCTTCGTATCCCGCTTCTATGTAATCTTCATAGCAACGGTCTAGCTGTTCTCTGCCGACAATTTCGATAGTCTCCACTATCACAAGTGCATCCTCATACTTCGTGTTAAGATTATCATGCCTCAAATAAGCAAATTGAGCTTCCAAAACAGAGAGTCTATCCGAGAAGTTATCGTTCTCTGTGTAAGCTCCACCTTTACGCATTGGATTATCCTTGCCTATCACTGGCGCATCATAAATATGATACTGAATCATCTTCTTACTCTCCTCTAAATGTTCGTCAGTAAGATTCTGCTTGCGAACGAGATGAATGATTTTGTTGAAATCATCTTTGTAAGCATGATTATACAATTCACCGTCAAGAACAGCGTTAGGATACTTCTCAAAAAAGGATTCTAACTCCTCATGGATGTGAGGCACGGCAGTAATCTCCTTACCAGTACGAGTAAACAACCCCTCCCGCATGGCGATACAACGTATGCCGTCTAGTTTGGGTTGAGAGAATACAGTTCCAACGGTTCCTCCATCCACCTGTTGTAAGTTAGCCATGACCTCTTGCTGTCGCTTTTTATCATCAAACTTATGGGCAAGCATTGGTTCGTAGAACCGTTTGCTACTAATATTCTTAACATCCAGATGGTAGCCGCTCTCCAGTTTCTTTTGGTGTTTGGCTTCGGCTTCTTTTAAAGCCTGTTGCTCTCCTGTTGTAGCGTTTGCGCGGCCAACATTTTTAGCTTTGCAAATAGTCCACTTGCTTGTAATTTTCTTGCCATCTTGTTGTCCAGAAACGGTGCGATACTTATCGCCCTCAACTTCAATGTTCCATTCTTGCGTTTTTCCAATGGTTGTTTTTTTGTATAACGTAGGTAGTTTCATAATTTTTAATGTATCCAATAAGTTGTAATTTGTTCGTGTACCCAATCTTTAGGTAAATTGTCTAATTCTTCGTCTGAAAGCAGTCTAATACTGCCTAAATCGTTGTATTCGGCTTTTACGATGTGTGCATCGGTGAATTTAGGGTAATCTGTCATATCAATTCCACCCACTTCCAAGATTCTGACCAAATCTAGTCGAATTGGAGCGTTGTGAAGCGGCTTAAAATCTTTCATACTCTTAATATAGCAGGTTTTTTAGAAAAGTCAAGCCCCTTTTTTAACTTTTTTAAATCTTACGCGCATATCGTCTGCGGTGGCAGATTTTTTTAGGAAGTCAAGCACTTTTTTTACTCCGGTCTGGCTTGAATATTTATTTAAAAAATAATAAGATGAAAAATGGGGTGTAATATACTATATGACTCTTGAGTTAGTAACAATGATAGGCGGCAGCGTAGTGGGCTTTATATTCAGATATATGGCTGAAAGAGCAAAAGAACGAGCAGAAATATACAAAATGGCTCTAGGTCTTAAAAAGGCTGAAGATGATAGTGCTGACAAAGCTGCAAAAAGGGTTCCCATTGACGTTGGTAAATGGGTGCGGAGACTGATAGTGTGCGCTATCTTATTTGCCGTCATCCTCGCACCATTCCTACTTTCTATATTTGGCTACTCCACAATAGTAGAAGTTGAAACCACTAATCCAGATTGGCTTTTCGGATTATTTGGGGGAGGAACCGAGGTTATGTTTGTTGAATTGAAGGGGTACTTAATGTTGCCAGAAGTAAGACAAACGCTATCTGCTATTGTGGGTTTTTATTTCGGTAATGCTTCGGCTGCTGCAAAAACATAATATTTAAAAATGAAAAAATATAGTATTCTTCTTACTTGGATTATTCCCTTAACTCTATTACTTTTATTATTAACCTGTAATGGATGTAGAGGAGGGCGGTCTTTAGGTAAAGGGTCTGCTGGTACAGTTATTCTGCCTCAAACACCGCAAGAAATTAATAAACTAAATCAAGCAAAACTAAAACCAAGCAAACCTGTTGATATACCAATGCCAGAACGAAAACCCGTAAAACATGAGTCGCCCCCAGCAGAACCAACTGATGTTAAAAGCGAGCCAAAGGCTGTTGGGAAAATAGCACCATTTAAGCCAACGATTAATACTAATGCAATTCCAGTTTTGGAGAGCAAACTACAACCTAAAACATCTCTTATTTCGCCGCCGCAAAAAAGTGGGGAAATTTTAGAAAGTAATAATGAACAAATTATTATACCGCAAAAAGAAGATATGAAAGTTGACTGGTCTGGTTTAATTGTATTTTATTTAATGTGTGTGTTCGGGCTTTTAACCTTATGGATGCTGTACGATTTAGCTGTTAAATATTTTAAGGGTAAAAAAGAACTTGACAATCAAAAAAGGGATGTTAAAGTTAAAAAATCAGCACCAAAAAGAAAAACCAGAAAGCGAGTGTAGCTCAATCGGTAGAGCATCTGCTTGCCATGCAGAAGGTCGTGGGTTCGAGGCCCATCACTCGCTCCAACTTTAAATAAAATTAAATAATTTACAAATAATAATCACTTGAAGAATAAGGGTGCATATTGCAAAAAACGTCCTCATCATCTCCATTAAATGATTACATTTATCTAGCTTACGCTCTATTTTGTATAGCCAATCTGGTAGCATTTTATCTCAACTCCTCCTTTAGCAGTCTCCACCTGTCACTGTCTATCGCTTTATTGCCATCATTTATTTGGTGAATCATCTCAAGCACACCATCAATATCATCGTAAATATAATGATGCGGAAGCATACCCATCATCCAGAGTGGAGTTTTACTTTTTCCACCTTCCATAGAAATAAAAATAGGTTTCTTCATCCTTACTGCGGTAACAATTTCTTCTGCGCTACCCCAGCTTGCAACATCTGGAAGTAAATGAGCTATAATAAAGTCAGACCTATCAACAAGATTTAAATCATAACTTCTAACCGTTGTCATCCGTTCGGCTACATCATTGTAGTAACCATTTGCCATATCGTCTGACATCTTATTTCGCGCTTCTTCATCCTCGTCAACATCTTTAACAAAGGGTTTTTTGTAAGGATTAAAAACTGTTATATTTAGTCGCGTAAGTTCTTCTTCGACTTCATCTCTCCAGTTTCTTCCATCGGCATACTGCATATGCCCTACTAGGTATGTCCTTGTTTTATTTAATACGTTGCTCATATTTATTCCTCCACTTCAAGTGTTTGGCCTCCATCTTCGGCAAAATGTTTATTTATTGCGTGTAGACAATCTTCTGCGTTGGTAAATTTATCTACTTGTTTTACCATCTCCTCCACAACCTGTGGATGCTCTCCAATCCCTGCTGCGCCGGTAAAATAAACCTTTAGTGTGGCTCTTGCTGACTCCATCTCTGCGGTGTAATGTGCTGTTAGTGCTTTGTATAATGCTCTTTTCATAATGTTATTTCTTTGTTAGTTTTTTGATTTGTTCTTGACATTCATCGGCTAATTCGTGGTAGCCGATGTTTCTTAAAACCTGTGGGCTGGAAGCTACAATTTGTTTATTTGGGTCGCCATCGCTACCTTGCTCCCACGCCATCACTATAAAAGACAACCCAGCGGAATCATGTGGATGCTCTCCTTTAAAAAATTTTTCAAAGGCTTGAGCCATTGCTTCTGCTGCCATATCTTTATATTTGTCATATAAATCTTCATTTACGTTAATCTCGAAAAACGTATCTTTATCAGTTTGAACTATGAAAGTTTTTACCATCGCCGCCACCCATAGCCTATCATTTTGTGTATTAAATCTCTAGTGCGTCGAACCTGTATAGCCTTCTTTTCTGTATGATATTGAAAGGCTCCGGCCTCGTACATTAACTGAATAATTTGTTTATTTTTTTTCATTCTAAAAAGTATCCATTTGAGAACATATCTGCATCACGCAAGTCTCTAGCTATCTCTCTAGCCAAAAATATTCTGGCTGTTTCTGATGCTATGTTTATTTGGGTTTCAGAAAGTCCATCGAGAACTGTCTTGATTACTAATTCTTCTTCGCGTAATCCTATTTCACCAGACTCCCCCTTTTCCCCAACCGGACAACAACCGTGAATGGATGGAGCGCAAAGACATTCATGTTTGCTCTCGTCGGCAGAATTTTCGTCAGTGAGATTGTTGAAATCCGCGACCATCTCATCCACTATACCTTTATTTGGCTCGTCCTTCTTCAAATAGAAAACTTTGAGCATCGAACCGTCTTTTGTTTTAAAAAAATCTTCTTTCATTGTAAATCTCCTTCGTCATCAAAGAACCCGCTATCTGGTGAATCATCATCCATTAGGATGTCTAAATCTGATTCCAAAGTTTCCATATGTTCAATAAGAACGTCACTGATATACTCCGTTACTTCCTTCTTATATTCATTAGCCGATAGGGGGCTATCTCCCTCGAAAAGATGATAGTTAGTTTTCTCAAACCAAGCTAAAAAATCTTCTGGAACATTTATCTTCATTAAATAAATTATAACAATTCTTTATTTGGGGTCAATATTTAAAATTAATTATTATATTTAACTTATTTGGCTTTCGTGTATTTTTTCTGCCGTTTCCCAAATACAATCTTCTAAATTTACCTCAACCCCATACAGTTTATTAATAACCTCCTTTAGCTCCTCAAAACCTTTATCGCTTGCAACTGAATAATAGTCCCAGAATTGAGTGTCATCATCAACGTCTATGTCTGGCTTATCCATTATTTGCAAAATTTCATCAATTTCTACTCTGTATCTTTCAGAGGCCAACGAAATGCCCTCCTCATAGAACTCATCTTTTGGGAAATAATTATTCATATTTATTAACTGTTCTTACCGAAGACTTCATTAGATTGCTGTGTTACTCTAACAAAGGTGGCGCATTTCGGCATATTTTTTATTTTTTGTGCGCCAATGTATGTGCAAGCGGAACGAACGCCTCCAAGAATACTTTCTATCGTGTTCTTTATTTGGCCTCTATGTTTTATCCTAACCGTTTTCCCCTCGGACGAACGGTAGCTTGCCACACCTCCTTGGTACTTGTTCATCGCTGTGTCAGAACTCATACCATAAAATGTTTTGTATCTTTCTCCGTCTACTACTTCTTCTTGTCCTGCTGATTCGTTGTGTCCTGCAAGCATACCGCCAAGCATGACAAAATCAGCACCAGCGCAAAAAGCTTTGGAAACATCACCAGCACAAGTGCAACCGCCATCAGCCATGACATGACCGTTAAGACCGTGAGCGGCGTCCGCACATTCGATAACTGCGCTGAGTTGGGGATACCCCACACCAGTTTGTATGCGAGTAGTGCAGACACTCCCGCCACCAATGCCAACTTTAACAATATCTGCTCCACTTAATAATATCTCCTCTGTCATTTCGCCCGTAACTACATTACCGGCAATAATAATTAAATGCGGAAACGCTTCGCGTACCCTCTTAATAAAGTCGCAGAACTTTCCGCTGTAACCGTTTGCAATGTCGATGCAAACAAATTTATTCCAATAAAATTGATATTGAATATTAGAAAGATAATCTAAATCATCTATTTTATTTGGATCATACTTAATGCCAATAGAAGGACATAAGTGATTGTAAATTCTACTTTGCCAATGTTTGGCGTTTTCGTCATACGTCCAATTTTCGCCCTTGTTGGCAACTGACTGCTCGACATTTTTATAAACCCCATAACCGTTCAACTTATGAAGCCATCTATCTATATCGTTATGCTTGCTTATGCAGGTAAGCATATGATATTTGGCAAGAGCCTTGGCGGTTTCAAACGTGCCAGTGGTGTCCATGTTGGCTGCTACAATAGGGACTCCCGTCCAGCTAGATTCCGCGTGTTTAAAAGTAAACGAGCGCATTAAATCCACCTCTTTGCGAGAGGTAAGTTCAGAACGCTTGGGACGCAAAAGAACGTCTTTATAATCTAATTTTATATCTGGTTCAATTCTCACTACGCAACCTGTTTACAGTGCTTAAAGAAATTCTTTTTTAACGCGAGGTATTTCTCGTCAGTACAAGCAATAGAATGATATTTTTTGAAACCATTATTTTTCCAACCCCTGCAACTAACCTTACCCATCCGAAGAAACTGTTTGGCTAATTTCGCGCCAGTAAAATCTTTTTGATCTATGAAGTTAAGAAATTTTCCGTATATTAGGTAAGCCGAAACGCTTGCGCTTTCTTCTGTTTTAACATTCCAAAGTGCTAAAATCTCATTCCTGTATTCTTTTAAAACTTTATCGCTCATCTAAATAAAGTATAGCAATTATTTATCTAAAGTCAACTATATTACCCCTTATTTAACCAATCTAAATCCTCAGAATCTTCTGGGGTTATGTCGATAATTGGCCCAGAACGAGAATCGGTGTTGTTGTCCTCTATCTCTGCCACCCATTTATGTTCTTCGTCAGTAACGGTTACATCTGTTGCCGACAATTCCACAATCCCATGTTCATTGACATCAGCGTGTTTGCCTAATGCTCCCTCATTGTTTGGTTTCATGCTCGCTATGGAAATTTTACTCAAGTCAAACATGACCATACATTTATCATTATAATCCGGATACCCTTCTGGGCAATCCTCATTGATTAAATAGATTGGCCTCAAGCTAAATGGTTTAATTAAAAGGTTAATTGGCCTCCAGCCCCCGTCTTCTGTTGGGGCAGAGTTGAAGTCCCACCCAGTAAGCGTGGTTGTTAGTAGGTATTTGCTGCCGCTTTTATTGATGTTGTCTAGCGCGGCATGGACGTTTTCGTTGGTTAAATGCCCAAGCACATCCCTAGCTAAAATTAAATCAACCTTTGGTAAGTCATCAGAAACAATATTTAATTTTTTAAAATTATAATCTGGATACATTTCTTTATTTGATTCTATTAATGCATCAGATGTATCTGCGCCCGTATATTCTATATCATTCAAATCAACCTCGTTCATCCAACTAAAGTTTCCACAAGGTATATGTAATATTGATTTTATTTCGTATTTAGAAAAAACAAAAGGAAGTTCAGTTCTGAGGGTTTCTGTGCTATCCATATTATATCCACTCCTTCTCTGGTTGCTCAAGTGATTTGTTTTTAGTATAATTGACTAAAAGCTCATCCCCTTCTGGTATATTTTTTAAAGCCAACAATTTAAAAGCAAACGTCCTTACATCTTCTCCATTATGAGAGATTAAAACTCTCTCGTCCATAACCACCTCGCAGTTTTCACTCGCAACGGAATGGTTGTATTTATAATTCGGGTCTAAACTTACCCAATCCTTATATTTGGGGTGATAGATGTGTGTGTATTGTAAAAAATCCCCCTCAAAAATGTCTTGTTTGGCAAAGAGGCCCACGCCTTGAATGTCGCTGTCTTTCAGCATAACAGACGCTCCAAGCTCGGAAGGCATTTTAATTGACGATGTAAATTTAGTTTCCATTCTTAAGTTCTTTAATTTCCTTTTTAAGTTTGATTATTTCTCGTCTCAAATCCCTCTCCAACGCAAAACCTCTTTGACAATACTTACGTAATTTTTTCATAGCAGGGATATAATCATCTTTGAAGTGAATCATCCCGTCATTCTTTAAGGACTTTAAAAATATTACGCCATCATCATAGGGGCCGCGAAAAAGTTCTTCACCGTCTTCTTTAATAACCCATTGAGAGGGGCTTGCGCTATGATCCCAGTATCTTTTCATTTATCTCTTTTAATTAAGCTCCATAAGCCTTGCGCTACCGCATATATGAAGTAGCCTGTCGTATAGACGATTATTAATAATAAATAATACGCCTTTTTTAAAAATCCTTCTTCTTTCATACTGGTTTATACATGAAGGTAACATTCATTCTCCTATTCCATTCTCCCTCTTTCATGTGTACTCCATTGGTTTCGTGAAAAGTATTAGATTCAAACATCATCATTCTATTGTATTTGTATTTTATTTGCTCTTTGTTTGCGTCTTTTAGGTAATCCCTTATCTTGGGTACTTGTTTATTGTATTCTTCGTAGCTCCAATCTTCTGGTGCTTTTTTATTATAAATTGTAAGACCATTTTTGTCGGGGTCTGCAACACAATGGTCTGGCGTAATCCAGACATTAACATTCATTGCCGCTGGGTCTGCGTGAGGTGTGATTCCATCACACTTATTATTATAAACAAAAATCCATCCACCCGTCCACCGTGTCCCTTTTAGGAGGTCGATTTCATTAATGAATCTTTCAGATATTTTTTTGTACGCTTGACAATCTTCAGCAACGCGCGATATAGCCCAATAGCCGCCTTTGTAGTAACCGTGCGGCTTGCCAGTATGCCCCCACCACCTCAACTCTTCAAGCTCATCGTCGGAGAGAGCGGAGTCTACAGTAGCAAACCCTTTTTCCTTATAATCTTCATGGCTATACTCGATCATCTCATCACTCTATATTTGCGAATTTTTTTGGTTTCCTTGCAAGAATATAAAAACAAAATTTGATCCCTTCCTTCGATTGGGTTGAAGTATTTCATCCATTCAATGTCAAATATATTTTTATGGTTACCATATGTGTGAGTATTCCAAGTCGGATCTGATGTTTTGTGCGACTTTCTTTTTGGTTTTCTTTTCTTACTTTTCATTACGCAAAATCTATTTTATTAAAGTCAGAATAAGGAGGTTTTGCTTCCCACTGGATTTGTCTACCCGTATCCCCATTAAACCAATAATGAGCTACCTTAATCTCTCTTTCTGTTTCCACATCTTCCACCGTATCCGCAACTTCAACGCGCTCCACACCCCGCTGAATATAATAAATATCATAAATAGAATCTACGATATTAATATCTTCTTTAGTCCTAACGTGCATATCAACAAAATCTTGAGCTTCTTCAAGCGTTACAAAATGTAATTTACCGCCGTCCATCCACCCAGCGTAGGGCCAGCCTTGGTCATCATCGGGAGTCATGTACTCTCTTTGGTAATTAAAACTACCTTTGGTATTTTGACTAAATACCCATTCTCCTTGCTCTCTTTCGTAGCAATAAACCCTGTAATCCCAACGCTTCCCAGAGCTTTCTTTTTCTGGCCCTTTTTCATCATCTTCATACTTACAAGTAATTGCGATTGCTGGCAACGCTGCCGCTACCCCTGCCGTTTTAATAAAGTTTCTTCTATTCATTTTTATATTTAATCTTTCTTAATTGTTTTTAATTATATTATTTAAATTAAATTTATTCATCAAATTAGACACGCCGATTATTTCAATGCCAACTTGAGTATTTACTTCGTCTGTGTCTATTGTTACCATATTATCTTTATCTTGATAAACCAAAACTGTGCCAACTTGCCCTTGGGGCGGGGCTACGTAAATATACATGGAGTCAGTTTCCTCGTTGTAACTTATACGATTATTAAAGTCATATTCATTATACTGTCCGTAGTCTTCTGGAAATTTAGCTTTCATCTAATTCTTTTAAATCGTCCTCAAAGTCTTTAGCGTTTATGAACTCATGCTCCACTATGTCTAATGGAGCAACCACAACCTTGGTATTGAAAAGTCGAGAATATTCTTGAGCATCCTTTTTCTTGCGAAAAAATCCCATGGTATTATGTGTCCCGCCGGTTCCCTGCTGTCTTAGTTCATAAAACTTCATAAGCTCTAAATTAATAATAAGGGAAATTTATTCAAAGTCAACAAAAAAGAAAGCGATGACCCTGTTAACCCGACCGCAATTAAGCGCGAATCAACAAGGTCACCGCAAACCGCGAAAAAAAACGGCATCGTAAATCAAAACGCCGTTTTAACGCCTCTTCTCTCGTGGCGCAGCAAAGAATGGAAGTAAAATAGGACAACTACTCCCGATGTTCTACGCTTTAAGAAAAGGGTGGGAAGAAGGATTTCTGCATTACCTCCAAGACCGATACACAATACAGTTCAGTATAACCAGTCTACTAACACTACAAGAGTCATACGATTGCACTCTCTCAAGTAGCCTTATGCCTTACCCCTTATGATGGAGGGTTATTCGGCCATTCCCAGTTCGCCAGCCGTCGCCAGCAAACAAATCTATTAAAGAACTATTTATAGTATAGGATTATTTTATGTTTGGTCAAGGCTTTTTTCTACTTTTTTTTATCTCCCCAGTTAAATCTGGGTTTAAAGCGGGTCTTATCTTTTGAAGAGCGAGCTTTTTTGGGGAAATTTGGCTGTTTTCGCCCTTTTCTTTTCCATAATGGTACATACTCGCCAAATATATCAGCAAAATTATCGTCGTATTTTTGCTTGTCTACTGGTCTTGGTTTGTCTCCTTTTCCGTTCATGAATAATTATTTATATTTTTTCTTAAAAACTTTATGCCCTGCCGCTACCCCGCGCTTTCTGCTTCCGAAAACTTCTTCATAATTTTTGTCGTATTTAGGCTTATTGCCGATTCTGCTTCCTGCGTCTGGCCTTCCCTCTTCTAATGAGGCCGCGCAGTAATCTCGTTCATCCCTACCCTCTGGGTTGTCGCTAAGAAACCTTTGTTTTACGACCACCTGATCTGGGTTCGTGGGGTGGTCTTCGACCCAGCCATAGGTTTTGCCACCTTTCCTTCTGTCTGAGGCGGCATAGTTTCCGTCAATCTGATCCATTGCTACAACACCAGACCCATTAGCGGTTTCGCCCCTTGAAGGTAGTCCGCCTAATTTTGCAGCTTTCTCCCCAGACTTGTTGCGACCTCTGTCATTGACAAATTTCTGTTGTGCTTTATTAAGGCGATTATCTTTTCTTGATTTTTTAGGTTTTTTCTTCTTTGCCATATCTAATTATACACATTATTAAGGTAATCTTCTAATTTAACAGTAGGTTCGTAGTTAAGCATTTTTTTTATTTTAGTTATATCTGCTAATGTTTCTTTTGCTTCTCCTTTTCTTGGCGGCAGATAACTTATTTCTCCCCCTATTATTTTTGCAATCTCTAGTACGCTATGATTCCTTCCTGTACCTACATTAAATATTTCGCCCGCTATTTCTTTATTATTTGAATTTTTTGCTAAAATATTAGCATTAACGACATCTTTAACATTAGTAAAATCTCGCCTTTGTTTTCCGTCTCCCACCACTGTTAATGGTTCTAAATTTTGTTTCTGTCTTAAAAATATTCCAATCAAGGGGGCGTATTGACCTTTAAGTGGTTGTCTTTCCCCATAAACATTAAAATATCTAAAAATGACGGTTTCTAATCCGTATAAGGAATTATACATCTTACATAAATCTTCAGCCGCAACCTTTGAGACAGAATATGGATTAAGGCAGTCTCGGTGCATATCTTCTTTATGGGGTGGCTCGTTGTGTCCGTATGCAGATGATGTAGAGGAATACATTACTCTTTTAATTTTGTAAAATCTAGAAAGCTGAAGAACATTGCAGGTTCCTATAAAATTATTCTCACAAGCCAAAATAGGATTCTTTATACTCGGAGGTATTCTTGCGTAAGCCGCCAAGTGAAACACGTACTCTGGTCTAAATTCACGAAAAGGTTTTGTTATACTTTTGTAATCTGATATGTCAGATTTGTAATTATGGCAATTTGAGTTCCAGTAAAACTCCTCGTTAGAGTTTGAAGACTCATTATCGACAACGCAAACCTCGTTGCCTTCGTCAAGCAATCTATCAACTATGTGACTCCCTATGAAGCCCGCGCCGCCTGTAACTAAGCATCTGCTCATACTTTTTTAAAAAATAAAGTGTAATAACAAAGACAATGAATCTCGTAATTACATCGAAAATCGCTTGTGATCCTCCTTCTGAGGGGCTTTATTTTAGACACCTGACAATGGTGGCAAAGCACGATCTTTCTTATAATATACTACTCGAAAGCGAAAAAGAATCAATAGATTTTTATTATGATTTTTTAAAAAAAAGAGGGTGGTATGATTATATGGATGGAATTGTTACTCCTGAAGAAAAAGAAGAGGGCGTTAGGCTCGACACAGAACTAAAATACCCATTAACAATATTAACCCCGCATATCAGATACGAGAATATACTAAATTTAATGGGGCAAATTAAGTCTATGAGAGATTTATTCTGATTTAATATTTTTCAATTTATTAACGTCCTCAATATACTTTGAATTAATCGGGCTGGCGTGAAATGCTTCCCCATACTTTTGTCTTATCTGTTCTGGTGTGCGAACATAATGCTCTATTGCGACCTCTTCATCTCCAAACTTCCACTCGCCAGCTTGAGCGGGCCAAGGCTTAACTGGGCAGGGATGACCAGCGTGAGTTAAATTAATTTTTAAATAGCTTAACAATGCGCCTATAACGACATCGTCTCTGGGCATATTGTAATCTAATTGCTCCACCGTCTCTTTGGAGAATACCGCAGCAGAACCAGAAAGATACCCGTGGTTGTCATGGCCCCAAGCGTTAGACTCAGACCAATTCAAAGACATAAACAGAGGAACATTAACAAGACAATCGTCATCCATAGCAAGGACATGAGAATAACTATAGGTTGACAAATATCTCCACAGCCAACACATTCTATTAGTTAAGTCTCTATGGTTATTTAGGCCGGGGGTATAAAGCTCGTCTCCTTTTAATGTAGGCTCGGTTATTTGCGCGTCACCGGCAATTACAAAAAATAAATCGGCCCCCGCGTTAAGAAAATCTTTCCCCCAAGTTTGTCTTATAGCATTTCTGCGTTCGCCCATTTGTTGGGGCGAACGTACGGCTACTACAAGTTTGGTGTTTTCGTTCATTTTTTTAAATTACGAATCCATAAATCTAATCTGGATAAATTTATATATATTTTAGAAAAGACAAAACACAAAGGAGAAACCAATACATACGCCAGCCAACCAAAACAACGAACAAGTAAATTTTTTCTTTCTGGAGGCTTTGCCATTTCGTTTATTGCTTCCATTAATTTCTCCTTGGCTTCCAAGCGTGGCGCATTTGACTTTTTTTCATAGTTTGCTAATTCCACTTCTTTCAAGTCGCCCTTCCAAAAAAGCGTCTTGAATTCAATCCAGTAATCATACTTCTTCCCTTTAAAGAGCGTGCCGAAAACTATTTCTCCTGTGTATTCGTCTCTCTCTATTCCATTTTCAGAAACAGTAACATTTAATAATCCGTTGTCATCTTCTTGGTAGTTTTCTTCAATCAAATGCCTATAAATTAGGCCATCTTCGCTAATTGTGACTTTATCTCCACCGACAAAATCCATAAAATTATCTACTGTGGCGATTGGCATATTAAAGCTATGAAACTCAACTTCATCCCACTTTACTAAGCTGAACATAAGCTCATCTTCCTCTTCTAATTTATCTGTAGGAATAGGTAATTCGTGCTCGCATATTACGATAGTCATGTAAGTATCCTTTCTAAGTTTTTTTCTGTTCTAATTATTTTGAGCGCATTCCTTTTTGCATAAAATAACCTAGACATAACTGTGCCTATAGAACAGTCCATTTGTTCTGCAATTTCTTTGTAGCTTAAACGGTCTGCGTAATAAAATTTTAAAATTATTTGATGCGCTGGGGAGAGTCCACCTAAAAGTATTTCTACTTCGAGCTTCCGTTCTTCATTGCAGATTTTTTCAACAGGCGTGGGTGAAGAATCTATCTCGTGCTTGGGGAGTTTATAAGCTGGAACTTCATCGTAATAATCTTCTTTATTTCTTTCTCTCTTTTTGTAATCATCTATAAATAAATTTCTTGCTATCGCATTTGCCCAAGTACAATAAGTGCTGTCTCCTTTAAATTTTGGTATAGCTTTCCAGCTTTTTATTAAGGTTCTTTGGTATATTTCGTCTGCTCTATCTTTATTTGGCTCTTTGGAAAGAATCCAAGAATATATATAACTTTTATTTCTATCAACCAACTCATCAAATGCGAGTGCGTCTCTTTCTCTACAGAAAGAAAGGAGTTCTTTTTCTGACATTTCGCTATAAGTTTTCACTTTTTAAATGTACAAATTATCTCTGTATCTCCTCCTGTATACATTATTAACTTGACTTTTCTAATTCCGCCTTTTAGCATATTTAAACATTCTTTGTTTACGCAATCATGACAAAATATTTTCGCGCGTTTAAATGAAGGAGGTTTAAATTTAAAATAAGCAAGCTTTTGATTGTCGTACAAAATATTGTAATCACGAGCGGAGTATCCTAGCTCACACCTAAAACAAGATATTTTAGACTTTCTACTTTCTGCATCCACAAGTGTTGCTTTAAGTGTTATCATTTTCTATTAGCTCTTTCAGTATTTCAAGGTGAAATACCATCCAGCTTTTGCCTACGGCTTTCTGTGCTTTGCCTGAATTAATCATCTCAGACTTCCAATTCCGGTCATCTTGTTCGGCTTTTTCAATTATTTGCTCTAATAATGGTAATATTTTAGCGTCCATAATACTTTATTCTAGCATATTTTTATTTAGAATCAAACAAATAATATTTATTAAAAATAGTGTAAGCAAATCACCTACAATGGCGATATATTAAGTGTAATATTTGTAGAGACCATGATGATACAGCTTAATCCTCCCATTCCTGTGGAAACACCTCTCGGAGAGGGGTGGGCTCATTTAGTTATAGATTATAGTCCGAGTTTTAATTCTACTTGGGTAGTTTTTCTTTCTGATTCTGGTATGGTTAAACATTTTGACTCTAATGATCTTAGGGTTAGCGGTAATGAAACTTTTGGCATCCCTTATCACGAAATTCCTAAAACTAACCCAAGGCCTTGGAAAAAATGAATATCTTTTTTCATCATATCTGTGGTAAGATGACGGACATGAGTCTTATATACTGTAATGTCTACGCAAACGTAGAGCCCCATGAAGAAACTCATGCCTTGGAGAATGGATGGGCCATAGATGAGTGGACTCAGAAAGAACCTAGATATTGGTTTCAAGGAAGACAAACAAGAATAGATGTTAACGCTCTTAAATATAACAAGAAGACCAGAAGGATAATCAACAGATGTCCAAATATACAGCATAAGGTAAAGAAGTATTCAGAGACAGACATAGATGAGATACAAGGCGTGTACGATAAATATATGACTCATCGAGGGTTTGTAGATGACCTAGGAGAAGGTGGCCCCGCGCACCAAGTAGAACTAGACCCAGACAATAAATTAGTTTTTCATTATTATGAAGATGGAGAGCTAAAGGCTTACACTTTGGTTAGGACTTATGACAACAGCCCCTCGATGACAGGGCTTCAATTTTGCTGGGATTACCATAAACCAGAGATGTCTTTGGGTAAATACAGCGTGGTAAGGGAAATAGAATGGGCGCGCGATCATGGTATGAAGTATTTGTATATGATGGCTGGGTACGAAAAAACCTGCATATACAAGAGAGATTTTACTGGGTTTGAATTTTGGGACGGCAAAAAATGGTCGGACGATAAAAAGATGTATGTCTATATGTGTGAAAGAGATAGTGAAGTTCAATCCTTTCAGGATATGAATGACCTTATGTGGGAACACGAAAAGAACTATTTCAAATGAGCCCTGATTAGAATAATGTATGAACTAAATGTATCTGACTATAGAGTAAAGGTTTTTCTATGTAATGACGGAGACTGGAGGCACGATACTGTGTTTATATATAATGATACAAAAGTTATAGCACAAAAAGAAATAAGAGCAATTATTCAATATCTCCATGAAGAGGGGTTTATTAAAGACAAGAGAACAAAATATTATATTGCCGAAAGAAACTCTGATTAATCTTCGCCGTTTAGCTCTTCGCTTATATTACCATGCCCCCTTACAAAAGGGTGGTCTTTTGTATCCAACTCCTTGGTTAATGGTGGACTCATATCATACCCTGCCGACCAAGGAGTATTTAAGTTTCTAAGAGTTTCTTCGATAAATAAATTCGCCGATTTTATTTCTATTGGAGCTTCTTCATTAACTTGGGGAGGCACAACGGGGGTGGTAATTTTTTGTAAATGCTCTACAAACGCTTGGGAATTTTCCTTATCTAAAAGAACGGTGAGTGGGCCTTTATCGCCTATGAATGTAATAGTTATTTGGTTCTTCTTGTTTATTTTTACAGTTAAACCTTTGTCACCCTTCAGTGAGGGAAAAAAATTAGTATTATTACTCATCTTGTGCTCCGCTTATAATGGCCACCATATATTCTTGCTCTCGCGCGCCTTTTTTTTCTAAGTAATCCAGCCTTTGGTCTAAAGTCTGAGCTTTTTCGAACATCTCCTCATCTGTTATGGCTCCAAACGCGTGATCATTCTCTAGTTTACGAGCCTCTTTTATTAAAAGCTTACTTTGCTCTTGCCACCAATCAATACTTTTTTGGCACATCTCTATTTGCTCTAGAATTTTTTTATTCATTTACTTTCTAAAGAAAACTTCTTTTTGCCGCCGATCTTTCTTATATATTTATTAGCACGAACCCTACCCTCTTCCGTGTGCGGAAACGCTCCGTAGAGTTGTTTAGAGGAATTTTCAATCACTAAATAATATTTAAATCTTCTTTTCAATTTGACAGTTTTTTTAGGGAAGTATTCACTCTTCAGTGCCTACTATTTCGACGGGGAATTCTTGTTTAGATATGAACCCCTCTTTAAATAGGTAACTAACAATGCTAACAGCTTGTTCTTCGCTGATCTTGTTATCGGGATCAAAAATCCTAACTTTATATTTCAAGATCGATATGTGTACACCATTAAAGTTGATATTCTCCACATAGTGTATTACACTTATTTATTTTTTTCTTTTCTTTTTGGAAAGCTCTGGCATTTTTCCTCTGATTTCGTCTACTAACCCCATCTCAACGCATTCGTCGGCTGAAATCCACCAGTCTTTTCTATCCCAGTTTCTTTTAATTTTATTTTTTGTAAGATTTGATCTTAGGTGAAAGATATCTAAAATTCTTTCTTCTATCCTTCTAACGAACCTAACTTCGTCTTCAATCTCGAAGGTTTTTCCATAAGCGCCAAAAGCGGCTCTATGAATCATCATCCAAGATTGGTGACCTATCCATCTTACATCACCAGCTTGGAGTAAAATGCCAGCCATAGACGCAGCATAACCAAGAGAACCTGTGGTAATTTTGTGACCTCTACCTCTTAACTCTTGTATAAAATCGAATAATTCAAAGCCAGAAATGATCTCTCCGCCGGGAGAAGAAAAAACAATCTCCATGTCGCATTTGGGGTCAAGCCTTGACCATTCCGTGAGCTTTTTTAAACATCTTCCAACGGAAGATTTTGAAACTTCGCCGTCAAATCTATATAAATGATTAGCTTCATCCTCGGCTTGTTTTTTTGAAAATGATAACTCAGTTTCGTAAGACTTAATCTCGGCTTCTCTGAGTTCAAGAAGGGCTTTTTTAGTTTCCGCTTCTGTTTTTTCGGCTTCGGCTTCCGCTTTTCTGGCTTCAGCCTTTTTTACCGCAATATCAGCGGCTAATTCCTCTTTAGATCTTTTTTCTTCTGCCATATTATATAATACTCCTCTTAAGTTTTAATTACATATTTATTTTTCGCCACATTTACATGAGCAATCTGGGTTTTTGCAACCGCCTTTTTTCTTGGCGCGAGATTTACAGTCTTTATTTGTGCAGGTATCTAGATTGCATAGTCCCCATTTGCACCACAAATTACGAATTTTTCTCCACCATCGACCGTGGTCTGGGTCTTTTTTTAAGAATTTACCGTGGCCAGAACTATGCATTCCCATATTTTATATTACACTTATAATTAAAGAAACGCCAAAAAAGTAGCCCTGTCCCCTTCTCTAACTCCGTCCGTTGACTCTTCGCCACATCTTAACCTGTGAAAATGTGAGCTATCATGAATCCCCACCCCTAAATAATGACTTTCTTTTAGTATTACTTCGTTATTAGGACAGGGGTTTACTCCGTTCTGCTTGTTGCAGGGTTGCTCGCAATTACAGTATTCTAATTCTGCGCCTTTGAATGTATTGGGATTTGAAAGTAATAGGGAAATTCCGAATTTACACCATTTCATGTGGTCGCCTGTCCCTGTGTCGCAATGCCATTTATGTAAATATGTGGTGGTGGTGCCTTTTTCAATGTTAAAATAAGAGCTATTGCTAATTGGGCCAGATATTATACCATTATTTATTTTATATTCGACACCTGCGTTTTCATTTATGGAAGAGAATATCTTTTCAAATATTTTAATAAAAACTTCTCTATTGGGTAAATTATTCAAACCGCGGCCTAAAGTCCAATTAACATATCTTGGTTCTCCCGCTAGAGGTATGATCTTTTCCGCTTCCTCACTAGAAATACAATCTTTTATAAAGAACTTCATACAGGTAATTACACAGAAAACGCGCAGCGAGGCGAACCCCACTACGCGTTTCCCCCCTTGGCATCCCTACGATTTTTATTCTTTGCATACACAAGCGCATGCCTCTGTGTCGCACGCGCCTGATTCACAACAGCCCTCGCTGCAAGAACAATTTTGGCAGGTTTCACTGCCCCAATTACATCCAATCGTAAAGATTGCTGCTAGAATAATAAGTACTTTTTCTTTCATTTTAATGTTTCTCCATGGTTTTAAAAAGCTGCGGTCCGATTTTAAGGAAATCTGGACGGTCATCTTGAACCTTGGGATAAATGCGAATCATAAAAGGAAATCTTTTTTCCGCCGCATCTTCGTGATCCGCGGCCTCTTCCGCGTCGCTTTTATCTTTATGTTTTGGTTCGTGTTCGATTGGAAGCTTTTTAAGTTCGTCTTCTGTTGGCATAGCAACATTCCTGTCTAGCGCCCACATAATCTTATGTTTCTCACAATAATCGACCATTCTGCGTACGGGTACGATAAGATTAAAGCCTTCTCCCGCTCCTCTAACGAGCATTCCTATGTATTTTGCGTCTTTCTTTAGATATACTCCGCCTCCACTGCTTCCGGGGAAGGCTGTTACGGTTGTCTGATCGAATACGTGCTTATTTAAACTTTTAATTAATCTACCATGCTGTGAGTAAATTCCATCAGTCATACTGTTTGCACCCATTTGACCGAGCAAGCTTCCGACATGTAGAAGATCCGTGCCAAGCTCTGGAATTTTTTCTTCAAGGTAAAACGTCACGGTATCCGTAACAAAATTTAGCTTTCTGACCCTTAGTAATGCTAGGTCATGACCATCATCTGCATCGCTATATTTTAATACTTCCGCGTCCATTTGTAGTCTTCCTACAGTCCTTCCATTTTGTCTAATTTCTTTAACAACCATCGGGTCTTTAAATTCCACTATGGTTTTGGGCGTACCATTGACCACCGTTTTTCTAGTTTTTCTTAAGTTATCGATGACGTGCGCGGCGGTCCACACGAAATTTACTTGGTTTCCTTTAGAATCTTTCCTTGTAAAAATTACCCCAGAGCCTTCTCCGGCTGAGTAAGGGCCTTCTGATCTAATCGTTACAGAAACATTCTGAAGGTGTTCTGCTGTGTTATTCGCCTTTTTACCATCTTCACCAGCATAAGACGAAATCGCTACGGTGAGGGCCAAGATTAGGGATGTGAATGTTTTCATAATATTTTAAATAAATTGTAATTTAAGAAATTATTTCTTTATACAACTGCTACGTTTTATTATGTGCAGATATCTAAATTTCTTCTATTCTTTTTGCTTTGTCATCAATAATTAAATCAGATGGAGGTTTAATGTAATCACCTTTTGAGCCTGTGGAAAGCTCGTGGAATTTGCACCCCCACCTTTGTAACTGTTGGTAAGTAAATCCATAATAACAATTGCCCGCTTTCTTTGATCTTTCTGAGCCGCCGCGTGCAGTCCAGTAAATTATTTTCCAGCCCTCGTCGTATAATTTATTTATCTTCGCTATATTCTCTTGATTAGGCTCTGCTAAGTTGTATTGTCTTTTACCGGGGTAAAAACAAATTGTTTCGTCTATGTCTACCAGCGCAACTTTTTGGTTGTCTGATTCAAATCGTTTCGATTCGTGAAATTGTGGAGTATGTGTTCTCATTATATTTTAGACTACTGATCTCCCTTTATTATTCTCCCAATCCCTATTCTTTCTATCTACGTTTTCATTTCTAGATAAGGCCGCAGATATAAGGGATGGGGTATCCATTTCTGAGTCCTTGTGATGCATCTCGTGTATCTGATGAAAGAGAGAGTGTAGGTCTTTCGGAAAACAGGTTCCACCAAACCCGCGCATTCCGTCTGGGCCGGGGACTTTGGAGTGGCTTCTGCCAATCCTCTTGTCTTGAGTCACTCCCAGTCTTACCGTTTCAAAATCTATACTTCGCCCCCTGCAAAACTCTTCAATCTCATTAAAAAAGGAAACTTTTATAGCTAGGAAAGAATTCCTCACGAGCTTTACGCATTCCGCTTCTTTCGTGGTCATGTAATGCATGTTCTTGTAAGCCGCTGTCGCTAACTTGGTGAACACGGCGCGCTTATCCCATAGCTCTGGAGAATCCTTATCGTCCTTGGAGTCTATACCAATAATCCAATCTTTATTTTTTTTGAAATCTTCTCGCCAGTTAGCTTCGGTGAGAAACTCGGGCATAAAGCTTACTCCAAGTTTCTTACAGGTGCCAACTGGAACGGTAGATCTAACTACAACTTTGTTTAAATCAATCGAAGCTTTTTTAAGATCTTCAACAGCGGATTCTACGGAGTGAATTGAACAACTTCCATCAACTAACATTGGCGTAGGGACACAGATAAATATAAGCTCACAATCAGATAAATCTTTTAATTCAACGCCTCGTGGGTTGCACCGAGCCGGTTCTATATCGTAAGCAATGCACTCCACCCCTTCGAAGTCTTGAAGAAGGGCTGTGGCGTTGCCAACGTAGCCGTTGCCAACAATTCCGATTTTCATTTTTTATCTCCAGATATCTGGATTTTCTCTTCTTTTTCTTCTGTTATACTCGCGCTTTTGTTTTCTTCTGCGCTCGGGGTCAGCGTCATCATATCTCTTGCGCGCTCTTTTCAGGGCCTTTTTCCCTTTTTTTGACCTTAGGTATCTTTGTTGTGATTCATACATAATATTAACCTTTGATTTTATTTACACTCATATATCTTTTGTATCCCCACCAAGAATTTCTCAGTTTGGATTCTAGTGTAGAGGCCTCGCTCCACTCACCTTTCAATTTTAAATTTTTGATTTTCTTTTCTAGCTCTTTAGCTTTACAGCAAAGACGCTTCCGGTTTTTATATGGAATAATCCATGGCATTCGTGATATTATCAT